CGCTTCGTAAAAGGTAACATTGCTCAAAGTGTCACTTCCAATAGCATATTGCTCTTTATAAACGACATTGCTACCATGAATGTTGTATTGTTCAATATAATCTAAGGTCTCTCCATCCGCTTCGTAATAGGTAATGTTGCTCAATACGTCACTTTCATAATTTTCAATCGAAGTAATATTGCTTCCGAACTCATCATATCTTCTTATGTAATCTAATGCAATACCGAACTCATCTTTGAAATGTTTAGTATGTTCAATCAAACCATTGATATAATTTCTATAATAAGTAATATTATCTACTAAGTTGCTATCATTTTCCTTGTGAAACACAGTATATTTCAATTTATCAATATTGTTATTCTCGTAATAAGAAGAGTGAAGCAATTTTGTAATGTTGTTACTTTCGAAATGTTGAGTGTAACGAATAAGATTGCTATTGTAATCTAAGAAATATGCGGCATAATCAACAAGATTGCTGTTGTAGTCTAGATAGTAAACGCTGTGATCTAACTGCGTAATATTATTGAGATAATAATATGATTTGTGAGATAGGTCTGCGAATGTTCTATCGACGAAATGTTCGGTATAAAGAACTATATTGCTATCGTAATCACGATAGTAAGCAATGTAATCAACAAGATTGCTGTTGTAGTTGAAATAGTAAATGCTGTAATCTAATTGTTCGTGAATGTTGTTATAGTAATAAGATTGATGAGATAATTTAGTAATATCAGCATCATGGTAATGCTCTGTGTAACGAATCAGATTGCTATCATTATCCAAGAAGTAAACCATATTTTCAACAAGATCAACATTATTATCTTCGTAGTTGATGATATAGTCCAAAAGTGTACCGCTATTATCGGAATAATGTTTAGAATAATCGATTAAAGTAGCATTCTCATCTTGAAAGTGCATTGTGTAATCAATTATATTGCTATCATTACTCAAATAGTACACTCTAAAATCAACATTTCTATCTAATGTGTAAACTATTTTATGATCAATAGTCATTCCATCATTAAAGAACATTAATTTATAATCCAAAGTTAAACCGTCTTCATGATACCCATGAATGTAATCTTTGATATTATTATTTCTATATTTAACAATGTAATCTGTTATGGAAGTGTTGTACCGATAATGTAAAATATAATTCATGTTACTATTGAATCCGTCAGGTTCGTATTTAACAATGTAATCAACAACACGACCATTATTCGTATAGTAATAAGATGTGTCTAATGTTATACCATCTGGTTTAAAATATTCAATGTAATCAATTACGCCAATTTTGTAATGTGTAACAGTTGTAATCTTTTGCTCATAATTTGAATAGTGTTCAATGTAATCGATAATACCCTGATTAAAATATCTTTTATAACTTATATTAATACCATCGCTTTGATAATACTCAATACTACTAACTGTTGTATCATCAGCATCAAACAATGTTCGAGTCATTACTATATCTCTTTCATTTTTTTCAATTGCAATTTTAACACCATGTTCTCTAATTGTTTCGGTTAAGCTAATAAATGAATCATTGTTAGTGTTCATAACGACTTCTTCTGATTCGTAACTTAAAGAAGGATCTGAAATGTTTTGTGTTGTGATTGTTTTAGTAAAATTCACCGAATCGATGGATTCTGTAATACTATAAAGATCAATGAGAGTATCTGGATGTTTATAAGTCTTGGTCACTGTAGTAATATTTCCTGTGATAACGGAAGGTGAAGTGTTGTACTTTGTAACTGATACATATGTATTACTACTTTCATTATCTTTAACTGTCGTAGTAATTGTTGTCAAAACAGAGCCATCCGCTGCAGGATCACTGACTTCTGTATCGACAGTCGTTGTACTAATAACAGCCCCAATACTATTTTTATTGGTGGTTACTATTGTTGTAGTATTATCTACAGTTCTAGGAGCAGACTGTTCGTGTAAACTAATGAAAGACTTATCATGTAAATTGGTGATTGTGGTTTTATATTCAAAAAGTGATGCATCTACGATATTATGAATTACTTCACTAATTGTCATTTGATTATAGTCAGTATGTAGAGTAGAAGTATAAATATCATCCTCATCTTCATTTTTATGGCTTGTCACTACTGTGGTCACATTATTATTTGATACAAGTGCATATTGATATTCTAAACTAACGAAAGATTCTTGTTCATCAGGTAATATTTCAACAACTGTTGTTTTATATTCGAATAATGATGTATCTAATAAGTTGTGTATTGTTGTAGTTTTTGTGGAATTTAATGAATCAATAGAAACCGTGACTGTATGCGATATTACCCCATTATTCTTGTATGAAGTCACAAATGTTCTAATATTTCCATCTTGTATAGGATCAGATACATCAGTCTGTAAAAATTCAAAAATTTCTCGATCTAGTTTTTCTATCTTACTATTGAATTCGTCATACATATCTTTTAGTATCTCTACACTTACAACTTGATTGTCGCTTATAGTTTCAAAATTTGTACTTTTTTTAACAATACCATATGTATCTTCAGACGAGTATGGTAAATCTTTATATTCGATGTGATTTTTCTCATTCATGTAAAGCCATTTATTCGTGATTTTTCTATGATCAGGATAGATAATTAAGTGATCGGTTTCAAGAATTTTTACACTACAATCTCCATTTTCGATTATGATCATGTGATCATCCATTAAAGAAATATCACCACATTCTAAATTTAGAGCATTCGAATAAGCAGACACATTCATTCCCAAACAATTTTGAAATCGATTGAGTAAACCCACATCGTTATTGAAAATATTCAAGGATACAGGAGCTTCATTCAAATCGTTATAATCACCAGAGAGACTAACATCAGCTATCTCTAAGTTATCACGCATAGAAGGTAATCTGTTAGATGAAGCTTCTAATTGTGACATGTTTTTATCCAAGAAAATTCCCACATCATTATAGAACTGATTGAAATCATAGTAAAACCCACTTCTTTGAAATGCATTCAATGATCTCGTAACCCTATTCAATGCCTTTTGAAAAAGTTTCCAGCTTATTACACCATTCGAAGGATTATTCGAGCTATTAAAATCAAATACATATTTTACATAACCGAACTCGTCTTCGGTTGCAGATTTAACATTACTTAGATGATATCCTCCGTTGGAGTCTGTACACTTAAAGACAAGATTTGAAAAGTCTTCGATCTGTGAGGTATTTTCAAGGGTTATATTATTTACCACTGTAAGATTTGTTAAAAATACCAAGGAGTCAGCATCTTGTGATGCGATCGTACCTAACCCAATATTTTTTCTAGACAAAGTGTCATCGAGTTCATGCTCTGATAGATAATTCGAGGTTCTGAGCAATACCCCATTTTCTGCATAATTGCTTAAGGTTGCTCTAACTCTATCTTTGTTGAGTACGCTGTTCCTTTTGTTGATCCGAAAAAGTGTATCGTCATACATGCGCTTTAATGTTCTTGCTGTCACTGTTTTAGTTTCAGATTTGCTTTTATACGAGGTTTCTAATTGTAGGTAATCTTTTAGAGAGCCATCATCATTGTAAAAAGGGTGCAACCATTTTGTTTTGTTTGTTTGTAAACCCTCGATCAAAATGTCATCATCCACTGACATTAGAAGGGACCCACGCAACGCTGAATAATCTGAAAAAAAAAACTTTTCGCAAGAGATACCTGTTATTAAAATAGAGTCGTTATTTTCAAATGCAATATTTCCAATGTCTAACGATTTTAAAATGGTATTGTAATTTTTGGATTTCATATCTTGCAAATTGGATTCCACGAACAACAATTCGGGTATTTCATCCAGACTATCGAAAACATCCTGAGTGCTAGGTGTATTGTAAAGATCTTTAAAATTACCAGACATGCTTGTTTTTCCGATATGGTTATGAGTGACCAAGTCTATATCTTGTAAAAAGTTACTGAGGTTGATGTATTCGTCAGAAATCCAACCATCGTTCGGAAACCAAACACAGGTACCATTATCATCTACACATTTTATGTAACTGTCGTGTTTTCTTATGTTCACAGATTTGTCATCATATAAGAATTGTAAGTTAGAGGTATAAATATAAGCATTGCGAATGTAAACCAGATCTGCGTTTTGAGTTTCCATAGGACCGATGCTCAACGCTTTTCTTGATTTATCCGCATCATACAAATCGCCCAAATTCGCATCGGAAGCAAGAAAATAACTCATTATAAATGAGAAACTAGTTTTAACTTACCCTAAGATCATTTTGTTTTATGTATTTATTTCTCGCGAGTGATTCTTCCAAAGTGCGAATACGGTCAAGAAGTAAATTGTATGTTTTGTAAACAAGTGTTGCACTAGCCACTTTGTCTGAATCAGATTCGTCCAACTGAGTCGTGGTTTTAACTGTACCATAAATTTCTTCTGTAGCGATGGGTAGATCAGCGGCTGTGATTTCTCCTAAATCATTCTTGGACTTCAGATATTTTCCCATTAGATTCGTGTTTCCATTTTCCTCAAAGGTGAATTTGTTAGTGATTGTGAGATTATCGAATTTAGCATTACCACCAGATATGGAGACATTGTTCTTGTTTTGTAAGCTCATACTGCCCAATCCTAGATTATTTCTAGCACGTTCTGGATTCGTAATATCAGATAGATTCGCGTTTCTTTGCAGATATGTTTCATTTTGAAATTGACTCAGTTTTGTTGGCTTGTTGATAAGATTGTTGTAATCTCCTGTGTGTGCAACGAGATGTAATCCAAGATTTTCTCGTGCGATCGCAGCATTCACGTCTTTTAGGTTATTCTCGACAAGAATGAAATTCTCAATACCAGAAAGTTGTGATAAATTAACAGGCATATCACTTCTAAGAGCTTCTATATTGTTCGTAAGTGTCGTAAACATGTTTGACACTGCATATGATGACGGGACAGCATTGGGTATATTCGCTGAGTAGTCATGTGAAACCATTACAAGTCCTTCTCTTACGCTTTGACTGGAATAGAACGGAATGTTTGCGACGGGTAACTCTTCCCAGTAACAAGTACCGCTCTGGTCACATTTCAGAAATCCGTTCTCAATCGGATTTGCAGAGTAAACAAAATCGTTGGTTATTGTGAGATTGTTGATGACAACATTTGTTGCATCCTGTGAGGCTATACTCCCTATTCCTAAATTTTCTCTAACAATATCTTTTGCGTGTGATAACTCAGAAAGATTATTGTGAGTTGTCATCAAACCGAAATATTGAATGAGTGATTGGACAAACTCCAACTCGCTTGTATCTGCGACACGAAAGTATAAATCGTAATATGCGTCGCGTAAAGCAGAGGCTGTAGGGGCTTCAACAGTACTTGTGGATTGGTAGGAATCTACCAGTTTAATCAGGCCATGGTTTGAGGTTGATGCAACTGGTAGGTCTGCCCACACTGCGTGATTATTATCGTTGAGAGATAAGAATTTACCGTTCTCTTGATTCGGATCGGGAACAAAACGAAACTCAGATAAAACAAATAGGTTTGATACACTTAGAAAGGATGTGTCAAAAGTCGCCATATTCCCTAGTCCTAAATTGCTTCTTGCCGCAGCTGGATCTGTAAGTTCTTTCAGATTGTTGTCTGCTCTGAAGTAGGCAGTCGTTTCGAAAAAATCGGTGATGTTACTTGGTGCGTTGACAAGATCGTTGTAATCTCCTGTAAACGCAACCTTGCTAAGCTGATTACTTTCCACATAGTTAACATCGTTGAAAAACAAACTAATAGGAACATTGCTTTGAGGTTCTCTAGCCCAGTCACTAAGAATATCATCCCTCCAACCTAATGTACCTATATCATCTGTTGCCATTAGAATCTTACCAGGACCTGCGTTGCTAGTATTTAGAATAAGTTCATCGACAGATATGGACCCTCCTGTTATTTTTACATTGTTTGAGTTTTGACTTGCTAAGGTTCCGATGCCTAAATTTGTTTTTGCTTTTTCAATATCAGTAAGATCTCTTAAATTGTTGTTTGCAATTAGAAAAGTACTCATTGATATTTTTTTAATTATTTGCACGATTAATTTAATAATATAAAAAACTCACGCTTAAATAACTAAAAAAGAAAAAAGAAATAATGCCAGGTGGATTGTTACAACTAGTTGCTTTTGGAGCACAAAACTTGTATCTTAACGGTAATCCTTCGCTTAGTTTTTTTAAGAAGGTGTATAAGACTCACACTAATTTTGCGTGTGAAAGTATTAGAGTGAATTTTAACAAAAACGAGCTTAGCTATCACGATTCCACTCATTTGATTGCAAAAATAGGCAGAAACGCAGATCTGTTGAACGAGATGTATTTTATATTTACCCTGCCAGATATTCGTAAAAATGGAAAGAAAAAATTTCAATTTGTGGAAAATTTAGGAGAAGCTATGATTGAGGAGTATTATATATATATTGGTGGAAACATCATCGATAAACAGTATGGAGAATGGTTACATATATGGAGCGAGCTTTCGTTGAATTCAAACAAGCGCTATGGGTACGAAAAGATGATAGGAAATGTGCACGATATATATCGTCCAGACGACTTTCATCATGTTAACAATGGAGATATTCAGGTTAACTCCAGAAAAATAATTGTTCCATTGAAATTTTGGTTCAATAAGCTTCCTGGGTTATCACTTCCTCTGATAGCTTTACAGTATCATGAAATAGAATTACATGTGATATTACGACCGATGAAGGAACTTGTAAAAGAGAATGACGCGATCATCGATGACTATTCTAAATACTTTACCAAAGATAAGTTTGATATAAGTCCATATATTGAATGCAATTATGTATTTTTAGATACAGAAGAGCGAACCTTCTTCGCGAAAAATTCGTTGGATTATTTGATAGAACAGGTCATAAGGATTCCTTTTTATAATCTAAAGAACAATAACATACTGGATTTGGTATTGCAAAATCCTGTTAAAGAGATCATATGGGTCATTTCTCGAAATGATAAAGACACCACGAACTCTTGGTTTGAGTTTGGAGACGAGAAATATGATATCAAAGGGGATGGAACGGAACTAAGAACTATGGAGGTGTTGAAGACAGCCAAACTTACATTCAACGGTTTGGATCGTATTGAAGAAAAAGATCACTCCTATTTCAATCTGATCCAACCTTATCAGCATCATACTGTCATACCTAAGCCAGGGGTGTATGTATATTCATTCAGTCTAAATCCAGAGGAGTTCCAACCATCTGGATCTTGTAACATGTCGCGATTGAACAAGATCCAATTGCATCTCAATCTCATACCTCCGAGCAAGGATAGTTATAAATATGATGCGCACGTTTATGTGACCAACCATAACTTTTTAAGAGTTACGGCTGGTCTTGCCGGTGTTGCTTTTGCATGTTAAAGCTGTTTATATTTGAAAAAATATTTCTTTATACTAAATATTACACATAGGAAAAATGAGTTCCTCTGTTAACTATTTAGGAAATAACATTGAGAACGCTGATCAACTGATGACTAAGGTGTCAAATTTATCAGAACGAATTGAGAGAAAGAAAAATCAATTTCAAACAATGAAAAACAAAATAGACAAACTGTCCAGATTGAATCAAACATTAACAAGCGGGTATGAGCTATCTTTGAAGATGGTTGTGGATGTTAGTAAATTATTAGAAAATTACACTAAAATGTTTGATGATCTTGAAATCACTTTGAAGAATCTTGATGACGCCATGGGTATTCAGGACGTAGATATACGCTACATAAGCGAACTCACAAAACAGAGCATTCAGAAAATAACTACTGATTTTAACGCTCAGTATCCTAAAATTGTCAACGAACTCGAAAAGCAGGGAAATCGTGATAGCGCAAACATGGCCAGGAAATTGAAAACAATCGCGAATGACCTTCCTGTGTATGCGAATGATATCCAACTAACGAGAACACAAACATCACATCCTTCCATACTTGGTGGTGGTGCCAAAAAGAGATACAAGAAAAGGAATTATATTTAAAGTAATTTTGAAATAATATAGATAATGTAAAGAGCATATTCGATATGACAAAAACAGTTGCAACTTCTTCTGTTGTAAGTACTGATACCCCTGTTACTGTTCCTAAACGTAGAGGAAGAAAACCAAACATTTTGAAACAACAAGAATTAGAACAAAAACAACAAAGTGAAGGCTTATCATCGACTGAATCGAATATTATAACATCTACTACCGTAGGTCGTAAGAAAAAATCTAATTTGAAATATTCTGCAACATCTAAAAAACACACCGACTTATTAGCAAGTACAAAAAATCCATTAGAACTCCAGGAAAATTTTGAAGATTGTATAGATCAACAAAACGTTCCTCTTATTTTACATTTGAATGTTAATTTTGATGAGAATCATTTTAGTCATCCATCGAATGAATGTTTTGTTTCGAGTAAATCATATGAGACTAATTTTTATGAATATAATCCAGAGCTGAAAGAACCGATTGCATATGAAGACCATCACTCAGATAAGTTTCAATCAACACCTGAAAATTACAAAATCATAAAACATCCAAGCTCGAACTACAATTCAACTTCTATCGACAAGTATTTTGGTATGGGTAATAAGTTAAAACAAAATACACCCAAAATGATAGATGATACATTATCGAATATAGACGATATAGCAACAGTTCAAAAGAAAGGTGGCAAGAAATGCACACATAACAGTTCAATGAGCTCCAACATTGTTTTATTGAAAGAAATGATTATGAATGAAGAATGGTGTGAAAACACTAATTATTGGTGTTATTGGGACTGTCATTCCTTTGAAAACAAACCCTTTGGAATACCGATCAAGTATAATAATGGAAAATTTCACGTATATGGCTGCTTTTGTTCAATGGAATGTGCGATGGCTTATAACTTTTATGCTAATGAAAACATGGACAACGTGTGGGAGAATTTCAATTTGCTTAATATGATGTCAAACGTGATGTCCTATAAGGTTTCTTTGAATCCTGCAATATCTAGGAAGTGTTTGAATGTATTTGGTGGACCACTTACGATCGAACAATTTCGCGAAAAAAGCATCAATAATAATAAATTTAATATTCTTACCTATCCGATGGTTTCGATTGTTGAACATGTTGAAGAAATAAACGAATCATCTTCGTATGATACAAAAATGACTGGTTTTATTCCGCTGGATCGATCTCGTGTTTCTAAAATCGAAGACACTAATCGAATGAATGATAGTTTGATTGCGAAAACGAAAACAGTGTTAGAGGAAACAATGAAACTAAAATTTACTTATTAAAATTTTTTAATCTTTAATTTTTTCCTATCAAATGTTCCGATGACATTCCCTATATCCCAGTCATCATCATTCCATAATCTTTCATACACAACATTACTATTGGATACAAAATATATTTTTCCATTGATGGTTTCTTCTTCAACTTCTTCAACTTCTTCAACTTCTTCAACATCTTCTTCATCGACATGATCTACTATCTCTTCTTCCTGGTATTCCTGTTCTTCAACTGCTTCTTCCTTTTCTTCTTCAACTTCTTCAACATCTTCTTCATCGACATGATCTACTATCTCTTCTTCCTGGTATTCCTGTTCTTCAACTGCTTCTTCCTTTTCTTCTTCAACATTTACTATATCACTTTCCTCAACTTCTCGTAATTCACTATATTTTACATCCAATTCTTGTATTTGTTGAGTCTCTTTTTTCTCTTCTTCACGATTCTGTTTGTAAAAAGCTAATTGCTCTTCATAGTATTTCAAACGCTTCTTCAAAAGACACAACTCATTGAATAGAACAGCATTCTCATTTTTTGCGGCAACAATAAGTGAAACAGTTGTGAACGATTTAGTATACTCTTCCAACTCATGAATTTTTGCGCGTTGTGTTTCCACTTCCTCTTTCAATATGAAATTTTCATCAATAAGAAATTGAAAATCAGTTTTGTGCGTGTTTAACTTATTGATTAAATCGGTTAAAGCGTGAGTGTTCATGTCAAATAAATGCAGATTTGTTAGCTTTAACTAGTGATAAGGTGTTTGCTTTTTAAATTGAAATCACCATTTATTGCGTATCAAATATATATATTTAAAAATTGTATATTTTCAATATAATATAATGGCAAACGAAGGAAAAAAACGTGTTGTATTTTGTGGAACGCATCCTGCTCAATTTAATGGATATTCTAAGGTGGTATTTGAATTATGTAAAAATTTATTGAGTCATTCAGACATAGAGTTGTTTATATTTGGTTTCCAAAATTTTTATAAATCTGACATCCATGGGAAAGAACGATTGTTGGAGAATTGTGAAGAAATATTTGATGTGTACAATAATGAAGAACCAAAAAAGAAAGGGTTTGGTGAGAACCTAATCAAAGACTATGTTCTTAAAGTTAATCCAGACATCGTCGTTATATATAATGATTTGGTAGTTATCAGTTCTCTGTTAAATAAACTGAAAGAGATTGAAAATCGACAGTTCAAGATTGTACCATATATAGACATTGTTTACAAAAATGAAAAAAATCATATGATCAAATACATTAATGATCACGTGGATGGAGCTATCATGTTCACCAACCATTGGAAAGAAGTCATTGAAAACCAAGGATTTACAAAACCACTGTATGTTATGCCGCATGGATTTAACAAAGAAATGTTTTATCCTATTCCCAAACATATTGCTCGTAAATTTGTAGGAATCGATGAAAACGCTTTTGTAATTGTGAATCTCAATCGCAATCAACCCCGTAAGAGATGGGACATTTGTATCATGGCGTATGTAAAGTTCGTTGTAAAACATCTCAATGACAATATCAAATTGATGATTGCAACATCTACAAACGGTGGGTGGGATATGTTCGATGTCATGATGTCAGAGTGTAGAAAATATAACATTACGTTGGATGATTTGAAAAAACATCTTATTGTTCTTCAGAATCCACAACAAATCAGTGATAAAGAAATAAATGTGATGTACAATGTTGGTGATATTGGAATCAATACATGTGACGGTGAAGGATTTGGTTTGTGTAACTTCGAGCAGGCAGCGGTGGGAATTCCACAAATTGTTCCCAAAATTGGTGGGTTCATTGATTATCTGGATAAGTCAAGATCTATCATGATCAACCCGAAGTGGAGCTATTATTGTGATCATAGCAGAGATTTTGTGTCTGGAGAAGCAGAGGTGTGTGATATTAACGATATTGTCGATGCGTTAGAATTCTATTACACAAATCACAACTCTAGAAAAGAGCATGGAAAACTATCGCGAGAGTACATTCTACAAAATTACAAGTGGGAAGATATTAGTGAAGTTCTGTACACAGTAATCAAGGATTTTACAAAAGACAGTAAACCCAAACATCAAACACGCGATGGTGGTTTAACTCAAATATCAGACACAGAAGATATTGATATTGATGCGTTGATCAGTAGCTACAACAATAAAGAGTCAAGTACATCACCATCACCAACAAAATCTGTCCAACAACCTGTTACAAATGATACCGTAACGCCACTAACGACAACTCTCCAAAAGCAGACTCCTGAAATTGATGAACTTCTATCTCAGGATATGAATAAAACATCAATTCAAGACAAAAATAAGCCTATTTTTAACACTACTTTAAGAGCACCACCACTACAAGAACAGTCGGAAGTGAATAATCTAATAAAAACTAATACATCTGTTCAAGAGGATGATGATGATGATGATGATGATGATGAAGTTATCATCGTCGAAGGAGGTTCTTTCAATTAAGGATACTCTATTTTACATGGTTGCATTTTAATCAATGGGATCTCCTGATCTTGCATAAGTAACTCTTGACGCTCTTTGGTAACTTGAGATATGTTGTGTCGTTTTGTCCAATTATTAAATATTTGTATGTTTTCTGGACAGCATGTTGGTTCTTCTTCGTTATTCCTGTACTTACAAACTGGATAATTATGGTAAGTATTAAATTCATCCAAATTGTAAGCAAACATATTGTGTTGATCTTTGTTACAAGAATACCCTAAACAATCAGAATAGTCTTTTACAGGTGGTTTCTTTATTCCACAACGATATTTCAGGGATAAATGATCAGTTCTGAGTTTCTGTTCTAATACAGGATCTGTGAAACATCTCATAAATGTTTTTGAATCATCCACGGAGTAGTTGCTCTGTTCTTTGTTAAAAAAATATGCGTTGTTTTGTAAATCGTCCATAATTTTACAATTCAGTTTAACAGATTCATCATAAAAACCAGAATTAGTTGTATCATAACTAAAAGACATTGTGTGTGTTTTATTATTCATACATTTTTTTGATACGATTAACATACAATTTTTCTTTTTGTGTTGCTGAAAACTCGTGAACAGGATCTGTTATTCTATTACTTTTTACAGTTGTTTTCATAGGATTTATGAAAACGCTTGTGTTGGATCTATGTACGAATCGAACATACATTTTAGGGTCATTGTTTTGAAATAAGACTATGTCTTGAGGATGTTCGTATATGTATTTCTTTACAATGGAGTCTTCTTTGGTGTTTAAATCAGCATACTCAATATTATTATTCTGAAATCCAAAGAAAATGTAAGTTCCGCTTGGTATAGAGACTCTCCATGTAAAGTTTGTGTTCATGTTATGCTCAAGGCGATTGCAATACATCAGCATCTTTTTGTTTGGGAACCTCACCAATCTTTCGTACAAAACATTTAAATAATCATTTGACCTCCAATCATCATCATCCCAGGTGGTCCATATACAGTTACTTGGTACTAGTTTGAGTGCCATATTTCTTTTTGCACCAAGGGTCAGTGTGTTTGGTACAAAAAGCTCGAGTACATTATCATACTCTTTATATAAACATGACCTGTCTGATTCGTTTATGATGATCAGATGTTTTTTGTCGTAATTTTGCTTCAAAAAGTTTATTACTGACACTGTTGCATAATCGATTCGTTTGTCATTTTTTCCGGTCACCATCAAACAATAGATGTCATGTGTTCTGTTTATAAATGCCTCTTTTATGATGGTGCCAAAAAAATCACGTTGTAAAACAATTATCAAACATACTAATAAAAGCAACAGACACCATACAATGATTGTTTTCATGTTTAATTTAATATATTAAATTATTAATACACATGAAAAAAGAAATAGTTATTTTTTCATTATTTATGGCTCTATTAATTTCACTGATGAACTTATCATACAAATATCATAGTACACAAAATCAACACTATTATGTATTCGATGCGGATATGAACACCACTCGTAACAATAGCAAGAGCTTACCTGGTACTATTTCAAAATCGCTACACTCATTAGATATCAGAAAAACAAATAAATATACCGATGCGCATATTATTTTTACACACAAATTGGATGATATGGAAAGACTTTCCACACTACCTTTTACCAAAACATGTCGTTGGATTTATGGTCTAAGAAGTGTTAATATGATATGTAGTAAATCTGTACTAGCGCTTGTAATTCGTAACAACAAACATATAAATCATAGCGATGTTATACCCCAAACATACATTCTTTCAAGTCGTAAAGATTATGATGAACTTATCGAAAATGAGTTCAATCATGAAACCGGAAAGCCATTAAGACCTTTGTTATTGAAACAAAACATTCAACGACAGAACGGATTAACCTTTGTGAAAAGTACAAATGATTTGACTGATGATGAAAAAATCTCAAAACGAAATGTGGTGTGTCAAGTCTTGTTAACAAATCCATATCTCGTTGATTCCAGAAAAATAAACATGAGAATTTATTTGTTAGTGATATGTGATAACCGTTTGAAAAAGACAAAAGCTTACATATACAACGATGGCTTCATGTACTACACAAGGGAATATTATTCACAAGATAAAATAAATCATGATACACAAATCACAACCGGTTACATCGACCGTGCAGTGTATGAACAGAATCCGCTGACCGTCACTGATTTCATGAATCAAAAACTTACAACACAAGAAAAGCAACTCTTTCGGAAGAATCTATACGATTTGTTCAAAAAGGTAATGCAATCATACGAACCGTTGTTGAACTTAAACGAATATGATAAAGGACCTGGTCATTTCATTATTTTAGGATGTGATATTGCACCAGACAACGAGTTAAACATAAAAATTTTAGAGATAAACAAAGGTCCGGATCTATCATACAAGGACAAACGGGATGAAGAATTAAAATACCAGATGGTAAAAACGGCTTTTAACGCTATACATACACAAAGTTATAATAACATTAACAATTATACTCAGGTTCTTTGAAAATTTTGAAGATGTATAGTAAATACAATATGATGAATAAGCTGTTGGTCGTCAACAACAGACGAAACATTAAAAAGTTGGCTAATTTGTATAAAGCCAAAACACAACTATGTGTATTTTTACATTCCAATAATTGCGGTCCTTGTAAAATGTTTTCTCCTGTTTGGGATTTAGTTTTGAACACAAAGAAATCAAATATGCATTTTGTGAAGATTGAGATAGGGGAAATGTCAGAAGTGAATCACTTCGCGAAAGATTTTTACAACAACATACTCTTGAAAATGCTTTCTATTCAAAATGCTGTTCCGAATATAGGTAAGTACAATCCTCTTACAAACCGAGTTTCTGTTTTAAAAAGAAGAGACGAGAAGAAATTAGCCTCATTCATACAATGACATCCTCCTCACACTAAAGTGTGGAACGTTATTCGGTTTTTGTCGTAAAAAGATATTTAAAATGAATAGATGGGATCTATTATTATATGAACAATGGATCGAGAGAGAATTTTTAGAACAATATTACAGGAGAAGGAACAAAGTTCTTTTGTGGATAATATACTGAACAATGATAACATTCAGATGCATGGCAGTCTGAATGCGTATTGTAGGAGCGCCGATAACAACGAAGCATCATCTTCATCGACCGCTCTAACGACACAAGACTCGGATCCTCAGTTGGAAGATTTCAAAAACAAGGTAAAAATATGGATCAAGCTCGATAACGAGATCAAAGAACTGAATAACAAGATCAAAGTTCTTGACAACGAAAGAAAACAACGCAAAAAATATATGATGAATTTGACCCCTTATATCTTGTCTTACATGAATACCAATGAAATTGAGGAGCTCAACTCTAGGGATGGAAAAATCCAGTACAAGTGTTCGATGATCAAACCGCCTTTATCACAAAGAGACGTGAAGTCTAAATTGTATGATGCATTTCCAGAACAACATGAGGAGTTGGATAAGATTTTTACTGCTCGAGAAAAGGTTCAGAAGGTTTCGTTGAGAAGGTATTTGAATTGAACAAATAGAGAGGTGTAAAACGCAAGGCCTTCAAGCGAACTATTCGTTTTCATCATTCTCATCATCCTCCATGGATTCTTCGACTATTTCAACAAGTGTACCTAGATGCATCTCGATGGTATACTCGACATTATCACCATAAATAGCGTCTTCTGGAAACATTAACAACCACTTTTGTTTGACATCGCTCTTTAAGGTGATTTCATCTTTCTTTTTATCATAAGACACAAATTGATTACGAACACTTTTGAGTTTATCAACGATTGTGTATTCATTCATCTTGTTAAGTTTATCATGCAGATTGGTCACTTTTTTTTCTGTATGATCCATTGGAATTGCAAAAAAATGTTTCATCTCATTGTTGATAATTTTGATTGAGTTGGTGATTGAGGTTTGTTTTATTTCTTTATTTTCATCGGGTGTTTGAAAGCGCACCTTTTTATCAAAGATGAAAGTCAGAATCTTGAAGCGTCTGTATGTGACCTCATCGTTCGCATCATCATCTTCAATGTCGTCCTCCTCGTTATCAGCGTCATTATTTTTTGGATCGTACTTTAGAGAGCTTAATATGCTTGTTTTTAGTTTTTTCTTATTTTTCAAAAGTTTTTCCTCATCAAACAGAATTCTACCATTGTTGTAAAAAGTATTCACAATTTCGCGATTCATCTTGAAAAAGTTTTCAGAAATTTTAGCAACACCACGACTGGTTCGATTAAAATTGTTATTGAGAAACGTTATCATTTTTTTATTAGCGTTTACGATTTGGGTCAAATAATTGTAGTTTCTTCTTCTAGGTAACGCAAAGTGTTCTACGGTAGTTGCGGATCTTATCATGGAAAAACCAAAAGAGTAAATCAAATAAAGCAAAATCACCGCAATTGTTAAATACATGAACGATACGATATACGATTTACTTTGAAAAGCCATGTTTACTTATTAAATATTTCACACAAAATTATATTGGATCGATTTCGTGGATGGGTATTTTAAATTATCTTAAACAAATTAAGCGTACCAGTTTACATTACATATTATAATGACTTTACAAGATATTTGGGTAGATCTAAAAGTAATAAGCATGTTAGAGTCTTCCAGAAAGTTATACATTTGCGATGATAGCTTAGCACTTGAACCAATTAGTTATTTTTCACCCATCAAAAGATGGCTAAACAATTCGAATCGTCGTAGCGTGATTAACCGTATTAAACAAAGGGTTGAAGAGCTTGAGAAATATTTTCAGAATGATGATTTCGATGAGGTTCTTTGGATCAAGGATGAGATTTTGAAGATATTGGATCAGGTTAAACAAGGTTTAGTCAATTTACAGGAGACTTACGCGGGAGATTCACAGGTGAAGGCGAATATAGACCTTCTGATCGCCCGAATCGAATACATTCGTTACATATCGACAAAATCACCATCATAAAATTTTTTATCTACTGTATGATCAAATAAAACAGCAAAAAAATGGCTGATAAGAACAAACGCCAAGGCAAGTGTAAATATGATGATCGGAAGAAAAAAACGAAAGGAGGAGCTCGTCTCATAACGAACGCTGCTTTACATTCTAACCCTAATATATCTGACAAAAATACACAATCTAAACTTAAATCAATATTATCGACGAGTCGTAGTGCATCAACAAAGGTAGGTATGTTGGCGGTATCCGGACGACCTGTATATTATACAAAAAGAACTATTCAACCATCTACACGAGATACAAAAAGAACTATTCAACCATCTACACGACAAAAACATGTCAATCTTTCAACCACATTACAACAAGAACAAAATTTGCAAAATGAGTTACAAACCGAGTTAAAACAATTACAGGAGCGTTTCCATGGTCTTGTTTTGGAAAGAATGCTTGTGTGTAACAACGCTTGTAATAAAGATGGAGTTGAGATCTTATCCACAAGCTGTGGTGGACAACCACCCACACTACCACCTATGAGTGTGATACTGGATTATGAATGTTTTGAAGAAAAAGATAAAACCAACAAAAATATAAAAAAAGATAAGATCTGTTGTAAACCTCCAATCACAGCCAACTGCAAAAAATTAATAAATCTTATAAAGAAGCTTCTGACAGATATATTGGCAGAGTTTTTCAAATCAACCTCATCTCCTGTAATGTTTGACTTAACTATTGCAAAAGTGGCTAAAGCTTGTGTAGTATCCTATTTGATAGATATAATCAATGGTCCAGTTTCCCAATCAAACTCTTCAAACAATGCGACTAGTGACCTAATTAAATTTTATGTCAAAGTGAGTGTACAAACCATCACTGGGAGTCCTGTTAATACCGCTAGAGATTTTTTGGTTCATGTGAATGTGAACTCGTTAAAGCCGTTACTTAATGTTCCAAACATTAATGCGCTTACCTCGAAGATTGTAAAAAATGAACTAAAGCAGATTCCAGAAATAATCAAAGAAATCAAAGGTGTTTTGGATCAGTACAATTCCACTTTAAGGAATTAAAATTTGATAGATAATTTAAAGAGGACTATAAATAAATATTAACGAAAATGGCGTATAATTTAGTAATTGTAGAATCAGCAACGAAGGCTAATGTTATTGCTAAGTATTTGAATGAGAGCGAAGAACTCAAACATATAGGTAAATTTATCGTCCTTGCGAGTCAAGGACACGTTAGAGACATACCCAAAAAACAAATGGGAATCAATATGGAAACTTTTGATTGTGATTTCGTGGTTATAGATGATAAGAAGAAAATAGTGATCAATTTGAAAAAGCACATCGATAACGCGAAGATTGTGTACTTAGCTGCAGATAATGATCGAGAGGGTGAGGGGATTGCGTGGCATTTGCGAGAATATTTTAGACTAAGTCCCAACAAGTACAGGCGTATCCTGTTTAATGAGATCACTAAAACAGCCATCGTGAATGCGGTGCTACATCCTGTGGACATTAACAAGCGCACGGTGGAGGCTTATTTGACAAGAAGAATATTGGATCGATTTGTGGGTTTTATGATAACAAAACTTTTATGGAAATCTTTCGATTCGAACATTACATTATCAGCTGGTAGAGTTCAATCTGCAACCTTAAAGATTATTCATGACAAAGAGAAAGAGATCACTGACTTTAAATCGGAACCCTACTGGACTGTTAAAGGTGATTTTGGGAATCATCTGTCTGACACAACTTTATATCATAAAAACATTGTATGGAAGGTAAATGATAAAAATAAAATCAAGTCGGTTTTATCGAATCAGCTATCCAGAGCTACATTCAAATTGAGTTCGTGTGAGGTTAAAGAAAACATCAAAGAAAAACCTCCTCTACCTTTTACCACATCTACTCTACAACAGGTTGGTTATGGTGAATTCGGATCCATCACAAGAATCATGGCAATCGCACAACAACTTTATGAGATGGGTGCGATCACTTACATGAGAACAGATAGCACGAACATAAGCGTTGACGTGTCGAACAAGATCAAGAAATACATAGAAGATACTTATTCTGCTCAGTATGTTGGGAAAAGAGGTGGTAATGGTAAACAGATAGTTGGTGGTGGTGAAAAACAACAGAAACATGCACAAGAAGCACACGAAGCCATTAGACCCACCACTCTGAAACTACCATTTCCCAAGAAGATGACAGACGAACAACAACGAATGTACGAATTAATCTACAAACGAACAGTCGCTGCGTTTATGAGCGATGCGCTTTATACTGAAGCGACTGTAAACATTGAGAATAACAAGATGAATAAAGAGTACATGTTTGTGGGTAAGCACAAGATAGTACAATTTCAGGGATGGTTAAAGTTATATAACGCTGATGGAAAGTATAATGTATCGAGTGTGGATGGCTTTGTGTCCAAATGTACCAAAATGAACAAAATTGAATACAAAACTATCACAGGAAAATGTACATGGACTATACCTCCTCCTAGATTCAACGAATCATCGTTAGTCAACATTTTGGAGAAATCTGGAATAGGTCGTCCTTCGACTTATGCATCTATATTGTCGAAGCTTATCAGTAAGCAATATGTACAAAAAGCAACCATTCAAGGGGAAGAGAAATCATACACACATTATGTTCTCAAATCCAAAAACAATAAAATTACGAAAGAGATAGAAAACAAGTTTGTGGGTGCAGAAAAGAACAAATTGGTCCTTTTGGAGATCGGAAATATCGTAAATGATTTCGTATCGAAGACATTTCCGAAAATAACAGATACCGAGTTTACATCAATTATGGAAGATAGTATCGATAAAATTGCACACGGACACATTCCATACAAACAATACCTTCAAACATTCTATAACAAAGATTTCAAAGTGCAATACCTTCAAACCCTTAGTGCATTGACTTCGAAATCTGATAATAAACCCAAGAAGAAACAAGAACTAGGGAAAGAAGAGATTGAAGTAAACGATAAGACAGTTCGTGGCATTTTGAATGACAAACACAAGAAGTGCATATTACGAATTACTAGGTATGGTCCTGTTATAGAAATTAGACATGACAAAGAGGATGTCAAGAGCGATTACATCAACATCAAGCCATACATGCAAGAAACAAACAAGACATCCATAAAAGAGATGACTCCAAAAGAGATAAGCATGTTAATATCGTTGCCGCTTACACTCAAGTACAACAACAAAATGTATAATATTATGTTCGGAAGATATGGATTTTACATTAAAGGAGATAACAAAAACTATAAGATCTACAAAAACCTACTTCCTCATTTGTTTGAAGGCAAATATGAGGTGTTAATGAAATCGTTAAAAGTATAATCAATGACATCCTCTCCACACCAAGTGTGAGAGGCATTCTTCTGTTTTTGTCGTATTGATTAAGATTATAAATTTTGGGTCTAAAATAACAGTTTTTGCTTTCGAAAATTTATGTTTAATTTTACAGCTTTTCATGAAAACAACAAAAGCCATTGTTCAAATCTGATGTCAAGGAAGCACTCACTTTGTTTTTTTCTTCAGAGTTCTCAAATTTTGTACAAACAATAGCATGACGATCACCAAATTGTTTCAATCCGATGATTTTTGAATCAGGAACGTTATTTCCTGGTCTAAAAGAGTCTGGGTATTGATGTGTAACATTGGGTGGAGGATTAGCAGATTGTAGAGCAACAGAATGAAGATATACAGAGTCTGCTTTGTTTGGGAAATTCTTGTAAGTGTTGTTTTCGTCGAAAGCTTCTCCTGTGAACAATCCACCGTTTAAACTCGCTGCGGGTGGCGGCAAATAAATAGGGCAATTGTACTTCATGTTTATCGATTCATGTTTATCGAACGGTACAATAGTCATGTTTTGTATTATACTATGAAAATATTTAAAGATGATTTCAACATTTCGTTACAACAAATGATGAATTCTAAAAAGGAAGAGTTTCAACAAAATAACGAAGATAATTTATTACAGGTTGTTGAAGAGATCTGTAAATGTAAACATATATGCGACGATGTTCAGAACAAAATTGATTACTATTCGTCAATGTACCCGAATCTTTTCACCGCATATCCCACAGTTCTAAAAAAGGCATGTGAGTCCAATTTTGATCTTGAAAAATTTAAATGGATGATGAATATGCAAAAGAATGTTCATAACAACTTGATCTCACAACATAATGCCAGCGTTGAAGTGGGAGAGCGTCTAGTAGACGAACACGTTAAACCAAAACTAAACTAAATTGTAGGTATCGCACCATTTTTTACAGATCATAACATTTTTGTTTTGAATATCCTCAATTTCTGCATTAGATAGATCTTTTATAGAAAGAGCATCCTGTATATTTTTTATTTGATTTACAGTATATAACGTGTTGAACTTTGTCAATAGTTTCATAACCGATGTTAAATTGTCAATGTTTTTCAAAGAATGTGTCATGTTGTTCTCATTGATTGACGATCTTATTATGGTCTTAATATTTGCAATATTTGCATCAGTTTTCTTAAACCCTGAAAATAGGATATATTTTTCAGAGTTCGCAGGTCTACTTGTATTTGGTTTGATAATGTAAAATTCTTTGTAACAAGAAGCACATGTTGCGATCAGTTTGATGGTATCTAATGAAAAAATATCAAACACTTTAAGAACAAAATGACCACTCTCTTTTTGAATTAGAAGTGCAGTATACACCTGTGAAACCATGAGTTTGAATGATTGTTGTTCTTGGTTGTTGAAATCAGAACTAAAATCGAATCCACCGTCGCCTGTAATAAAATCACAAGTCTCTTCTCCAACAGAACTTACAAATTCATCTATGTTTTTTGTGAAATATAAATTGCCATTATTGTTCTGAAACAATTTGATTCTGTTTGAATTTAAGATTCCTTTTGATAATTTCCAACACGGAATTTTCTTTTCGTGTGATTCAAGTGTAATTCCATGTATTTCAGAGTAATTAACCCCATATTTTTTGAAATAATCTACCAAACATTCAATAAATCCACCAGGTCCCTCAGCGATATGTGCGGTTTTGTACACTTTATTTAAATTAAATAATTGAAAGTCATGGATAATCTCCCAAAGTTTAAAATATGCTCTACTTATGGGTTTCTTATGAAGAAATTTGTTTTTAGATGCAAAAATCATCTCATATTTGTTTGTATATTTCTTATAATGATCCCATTGATCATTGTCGTTAATTTTGTTTTTCCATGATATGAGTTCGTCATTGAGATTCTTGTTAACAAACGCGCATTTTTCTATGATTGTGGAGTCATATGTATCTTTATACTGACAATCATACTTTACACAACAATTCATTCGTTATGAGATATGTACGATTATATCATGTTGTAACAATTTAGTTTTTACTCGTTTAAATATCTTTTTCAAACACAAACCACCTGTTCATGAAGCTGTATCTCTTTAACTCATCAGTCAAGCCTTCAATAGCACTGATCGCAGCCCAATTCTTATTTCCTGATACCAAAAGCTTTTCATAAAGCTCTTTGAATGTTCCAGTCTCTTTAATTCTTATTTTGTACTCTCCAAGTTTTCGTTTCAGTAATTCAAAGTCAATCAGGAACTCAGGTATAACTTTGTTAATGGTTTCGAAATAAACATCTATTTGTTTCCCCAGATTTTCATCAAACTTGTTGTTTGTTAAAAAGTAATCGTACTTTCTCTCAATTTGCCATATGACTTTATCATTCATAACACCTTGTATTTTATTATTGTTAGATTTCTCAAACTCAGATGCAACAATGTGTCCATCTAGTGCGGTACCGAAGAAGATACCTCCGGGTAACAATGATTTGTTGATATTATAACAGAAGGTATCTATTTTTTTCGCGCTTTCAAAGAAGTAATGGATAGCAAATTGACAGCTTATCACATTGAATCCGTTATTTAGCACATCGTGCATTTGTTTCATCAACCTATTATCAATACGGCGCTTATCGATGGTCCCGTTTGCGATCTGAGACAAAGTTTTGAGTGTTTCATTTTCTGTTGAGTTGATGTAATCTTTGCTCCATTTTTCTCCAGCATCTAACAGCAAGAATAGCATGAATTGTTTGTCAACATAAAGTTTTTTGTAACTCTTTTCATTGTGTGCACTTTCATACATTCTCTTGTATATTCCATGATCACTATTTAATAGGTTATCTTCGTTATTGTCGATACCAACAACCAATGTAAATTTGTTATCTATCCATTTTTGTAAATCACCGCCCTGACCGCAACCAATCTCTAACAGCTTCTTTGCATTATCAAATGATTTGCTTCCGAATCTATCGAATAGGTTTCGTTTTTTCACCCAATAATTATGGAAATCTAACATTGGACGAGACTGATATCTATGTCTAGGTGTATCTCTTGCATAATAAACATATTTTGTGTCCTGTTTTACCTCTTCATCATTCAAAGTAGTTTTTCCAGTAATCATTTCTTTTGTAACAGGATCTACGATCGTATGCCAAACATTTGTTACAGTGTTATAGTTATTTGCAGTATTCTCAATTTTATTACTCTGTTTATATAACGCTGTTTTGTCTTTTCTGACTCTCATTGGAACCCATTTCATATACCCTGATTTTGTTTGATCTGGGTTGTATGAGAATTCTACAATCGTATCGTCAACTATTATTTCTTTTGACACAGCTGTGAAAGGATTTTTGTTGTTGTACTCTACCGGTAAATAGGTGCTATCATAAAATCGTTTGACCATGTTTGAAGAAACATCCAAAATTAATTTGTTTTTGTGCTTGTTCAGCCGATCATATATGTTCATGATATTCACATTTTGTTCAAGATTTCCTTTGTACGCCACGAACATATCCACATACACACATCTTTGCATAGCTCCCTCCTTTGTTTGAATGTAACTTTCTTTCCCTAATCGAACAAGAACATCTATACTGTTCTCTTCAGGAGGTTTCCATTTGAACACCTTGCTCCATGTACCTCCAAAGTTATCCATACTTGCGTCGTTTTTATACAACGCACCAGGTGAGAGATGGATCGGTGTGTATATTAATCCATCTGTGTGATAAGGAAGCGTAAGCATTTTCTGGAAGACCTCTTCTGTGTTTTCAAATACTGACTTTTCGGTGTAAAATGTCTTTGCAGTTATACTCATCTTAGTTTTGTTGTTCCATTTATCCTTTTGAATGTAATCAGACAATAATTGCAAACGTTCGGTTAGATTTTTTTTACGCACGTCATCACCATTCAGAAAGTAAATGTCAAATGCAAGGTACATATTCAACAGAACACCTAATTTTCCTTTTTCTACATACTCGCCGTCGATGATTGTAGACCCTACTTTCTGATGCTGAATATCCAGTTTTACAAATTTCAGTTTGTTATCCACCTTGAAAACAGATCTGTTTTTGTTCACAAACAACAATATTCTTTCACCATCAGCCTTCTCTGTAACTGAGTAATCCTCTAGAATTGTAGCATTTTCCAAATTTTTGTTTAATAAATTTTTCTTCATAAGCGTAACAGGCTGATAACGAAGATAATACCTACCAGGATTTTTCTTAACTTCGTCCAAACTTACTTCAGACAGATCAGGATTGACAAGTGTTAAATACTCTCGTAAGATCTCATCTTGTTCTGTATTGGTGGTTAACATATCTACATTTCTATTGGCTTTCAAAAGGATACTTGCTGTTCTTAACATGTTTTGCAAAATAGTTTTGGATGCACCGTTCTTTTCGACATAAGGTAAAGCTTCGATTTCAACTTCGAATGATTCTATTCCTGATGTAAGCGTTTTTGATGTGGACATTTTTTTTGAAAAACCAGGAGGTGGTGTGGATTTTAGATTAGTCAAATCAACCCTGTGATCCTTTGTGATAAAAGACCATCGTTCTTTGTATCGAAAGAATTTATCACGATTGCTTAACTTGTTTATATAAGATGACTTGAAAGATTTATCTTCGACAATTTCCTCTCTGCTAACGTTTCCTCGTAAATTATACTCGTCGATAAATACTGATTCTATATTTTCAGGACGACTCTTGTAGATGATGTCAGCGTTGGTATCTTCGTTGATAATGTTATATTTACAATAATTCAAAATGTTTTCATCACCATACAAAGACACACGAACGGAAGAATCTTCCCCGATCGTACGAATGTCAAGTTGTTTTCTGTTGACTTTCTCAACTAAACTGAACTCGTCCTTGTATTTCAGCTTTTTTAGCATTCTTTTAAATCCATCCACATCAATTCTGTCTTTTAGAAGAATCTCAAATTCAAATTTATTTTCATTGGACAACTGTAAATTTTTCTCCAATTGGTTAAATTTTCCTTCCGAAATATTCATTGTGAATGATCGATTTTCTTTACTCTGTATCTATATTTAAATTCAATTTTTAATATACTTTCATTTATACATAATGTGTTAACATTAAACATATGTAATAAAAAATAAGACGCCAAAATAAGAGAAGATCCAATCATCAATCAAATCTTTCTTTGATCAATTGAATGATATCTTTTTTTTTATTTTTTATCTCCACCCGAATATCATGCAAATCGCATATTTCTTGCAGTTCTTTCATACTGTAACTTGAAAGTTTGGATAAGTCGATCCAAGGTGTGTAATTAAATTTCTTGTTAAACTCAACAAAGGTTGTTTCGAATGTATTTATCAACTCGTAACCTTCCTGTTCGATAAATTTGATCACAATAAACCTGTTTTGATTCGAATTTAAAAATTTTTGATACTGCGAAGTTTTAGATGAAATTATGTAAATGTCATAATTTAGCAACTTACTCCAGAAAGTCATGTAACTTTTGTTAAGATGATACATGTCCAAACAATCACTATTCTTTGAACACACATAATCTGAAATTTGTTTGCGTAATTGATTATGTCTACTCGTTATTGTTTTCAACAAATATTTGTACTTATCCAGAGTTTTACAAAATGCTTCGATATCATCATCTTTGTTACCGATAGGATTGATTATATTGAAAAATATATGTGAAATATTCTTCAAAATAATAGTGTCATTTTTACAAAAGGTACCCTTACCTATGCTATTTGTTTTAATAGATTCTGTTTTTGTTTCCTTTTTTTTAGTAATTGGCTTTTCAGGTGAAGGAGTTGGTGAAGATTCCGGAGAAGTTTTTGGTGAAGATTTGGGAGAACTTCTAATAAAATAATTATCGGGACGATCATATGGTTCTGACTGAACGAAACAGCTTTCATTAAACTTGAAAAATAATGGCTTTGTTACATTACTAATTTGGTTACAATGGTTCACAAAAATATCCATAATCTTACTTCTACAATCTGAGTGACAAAATATTAATATTAATATAAATCTATATCAATTTTTAAATTGTTTTTGCACTACTTATCAAGATTCAATATATTGCAGATATCGTGGTGTTCGTTTGTTGTGATTACTTGTTTCGCATATTTTTTTTTTGCGAGACTAAATTTGTTTACAGCCGTATTTTTATGAATGTAACATTTGTCTTTCTCAATATCATGTAAAATTTTGGATACTTTTAGAGTGTCATCGTTCATTACATTTTTTACAATGTTTTCACATTCCTCGTTCAAACTTTTACTAGTCACTGTTTTCACTTGTTTTTGATGTTTCATATTCTTATCTATGTTTTCAGGTTTACATTGTTCAATCGTATCAATGTCTTGCGAATCACAGATTGAAGTGTGTGGATTGTGTGTCATATCAAAATTTGTTTTGCTATATAGTGCACTCATATTCAAATAATTATACACTTCATCCAAAATACTTTGATCTATTTGGTCTATGTATAAAAAAATACCATTGTTATTTCGTGTGTATTTGATATCATATTTTTTTAGAATAATAAAAATATCGTAGTGATATTTAGAATCTACCTGCTTCAGTAAATTTACAAGCTCCTTTGTGTTCATTTCGTAAATATGAAACTTCTATGTATATTTCTAGCCGGGTACTTATAAATGCATTATATTGTTTTACATATCATCCAAATCTACTTCATCTTCTTCGTCGTCATCCTCGTCGTCATCCTCGTCTTCATCCTCGTCACCGTCATTCTGTTCGTTATCTTCCTCCTCATCCACATTGTTTTCATCGTCTTGTACTTCGTCCTCCTCATCGTCTTCCCCATCATCATCATCATCATCATCATCATCTCCTTCTTCTTCCAATTCTTCATTCATATTCTTCTGTTTTAAAGTATATTTTTTTTTTGAGGAGGTCGTTACCCCTGTCTCTTCAATAGTCTCATCCTCGTATATATCTTCTATTTCAGGTTGAATATCATCGTCTTCGTTAATTTCAACATCAACAAATCTAGCATCTTCGTCTAATTTGACAATCTTACCCACTGCCGATATTTTTTCATCGGTGATCTCGAATTTTTTTCCTATAATTTCAACATCCAATATCTGATTCGGAACAATTTTATCGAAATCAATATTTGCGTCCGACCTTATATTTAAACTATTTTTCGGAACAATAATATCCATAATCGCTTTATATTCGTTGTCCTCATTTGTTATTCCAGATGAGCATAAAACACCAAAGTTATTGCTACTCACAACTTTGCATTTGATAACGCTTCCGTTTGTTGGATTGCATACTAACGCTTTGAATTGAACCATGTAATTTAGAAATCCGTGTAAAGTGTGTGCTTCTACAACGCCAGTTGAAATCTTAGTAATTGAAATACTATTCCTCTTGATGTACCCATGTTTCGAGCATTTACCTTCATTCTTTTCAATTAAATGATTCAACAACTTCTTGGAAAAAGATTTGTTCATGTATTTTGGAGAAAGCTTAACTTTTTCCGTGAGAAGAGAAGGTATAAAGCTGTTGTTATCCATTTTTAAATTTCAAACATATATTTTATTCAGTTTAAATCAATTTTTGTTTTTATCATCTTGGAAAACCTTGACATACATGGGTCTCATGTATTTGTTAGGAAGTATTCTAGATACGTACTCATATAGAACACATAGATGCATTTTTTTCATCTTATCTAATTTATCACTAATTTCGTCGTATACCTTCTTACCTATGGCATCTCTGATATAATTGTTCATTACCTTCTTTGTGTATTGTGAAGTTTGTAAGCAAATGGCACCACTTAATTGTTTTTTACTTTCTTTATCTGATTCCTTCTCTTGTTTAGACATCTTAAACGCAGCCGTTTTTTGTGTTGAAGAGAATTCAGTGAATCCTAAAACTTCTTGAATATTTATTTTGCTTAGCTTCGCTTGCACTGTTTTGTTCAACTCCTTCATCTCCTGTGCAATCATACCTTGTGTTAATTTGGTTTCTTTACCATCCTCATTGTACTTTACGATCTTATTTTCGATATAATCATACACTTTATTCAGTTTATTTGAATCATCCAAGAAATATACTAGACTTTCGTTTAAACATTCGATTAACTCTTTGTTACGCAATGCTGTTTTCTTCAAGTAAGTAACCAAATTTTTGTGCTCATGAATATTCAACTTATCAATTACCATACTCCAAATATGTTTTTGGTTAATATCGTTTTCAGAATAAATATTTGATAAGATATCATACAACTCTTTGTATTTATCCTCAAGCGACATCATAATCATATTAGGCGAAGACTTCTTTGGTGACTTAACAACATTGGTCTTTTCATCAACAACCACATTTGTTTTTACTTTACCTTTCCAGTTTTTCAACGATAGTTTCAGAGGTCTCTTGAGATACTCTCTTTGTCTTAAGTTTAGAGGTACTTTCTGATCATCTAAATTCGATGGATGCACAATATATTTGTTGGAGTTGTGTACAATATACGACTCAATTTTTCTGAATTTGAATGTTATTTTGTCATCAATCATCTTAGAAAGAGCATAATTAAATATGTGCTCCTCTTCTTTGGTGATCTTAGGAAAGAAATTCCGCAATTGTTTGTAGGTTAAAAAGGTAACATCCTCACTTTTGAATACATTTGATACGCGTTTGATATATTGTGATACTTCATAAGATAGCACTGAGAAGTTTAAATGATCTGAAGATGATCTCGATCTCAATATATTTGGATAGCACTGTATAGCGCATTTCTGAAAATCACAAAGTTTGCTATAGTCTGTGTCTCCAATTTTATAGTCCATTATCTTTATGCCTTGAGAGGTGTGTAACTCAGCTATCTTATCTATCTTGTCTTTGTCAAAAAACAATACATTTTTATTAAGATTACAATCTACTGATCCTTCTTTCAAGAGTCGCTCTATCTGTGAGATTTTGTATTGTTTGAGTTCAGATATACGATACATGCGCAAATCTACAGACTCCCTGTCATCTTTATTCGGAAGAACATTCGCATGAAGATATATTGTTGTGTTTCTTTCAGAAGGTTTCAAATTTATGTGACTGTATCTTCTTACACCTCTTCCAATGATTTGTTCAACCTTACTCATGTTGAACCACGGTTCTAGAAGATGTATCTCTCTAACATTTTTGAAATCAACACCTTCTGTTGCGACCTGTGAGATCAGAACAATTTTCACTAGGTCACCGTTTCTGTTTTCGTAGGATCGGATGACATCGATGAGTTTTTCTTTCGAAGGCGACAGTCTACTATCACCACTTATAATGGAATATTTGAATTTCTTACCCTGCTTGTTCGTATTATCGTCCAACAGGTTCTTCTCTTTGTATCGAGAGTATCCAGCTGATTCCAAAGATAATGCTATCGGAATAATACCAGAGTAAATGAACTTGGAATATATGATGACTACTCCGTTAGAATTGTTTACATAATCGATAATTGTTTTTATTTTTGGGGAGTAGACGTTCAAATGATCAGACTCAAATATTTTTACGGTGTCACTCTTGTATTTAAAAGTAACACCAGTTTTCGATGTTTTCTCGTCCATAACTCTTAGAAGACCCTTCTTGCCCACATCTGATTTGATACTACCTTCTGTCGGAAAGTATATATTTGACAACTGGATCCTTTTTTGCATATCTTTATTATTTTCACTCTGTTCTTCTTCATTTTTTTCACTTTCTTCATTTTTGTAATCAATTGTTTTGTATACATTATATTGATCTTTACTCATGATTGATGTCACAATTTCAGTGAACTTAAGTATCTCATTTTCTGGTATCTTTTTACCATAGACATCTTTTGATGGATACTTTTGTAATATATTCGAATCGTTATTTACGCTAGGAAAGACGCGCAATGGGAATGTGAAAGGATTTTCTCCTCTCATGTAAGAGACATGGTCGTAAGCAAACTTCCTTATCTTTGTTTTATACATTTCAAATACATTACCGTTCTCGTCGAAAAACTTCACATCGGACGAGAGTCTTTTGTCGCTTTTTTCAACCGAATGTAAGGTGTTAAACAACCAAATTATTTCTGAATAATCGTCAAACATAGGGGTAGCAGACAAATATAATAATCTTAGATTAGTTGAAAATTTAATCACATCCTCTAAGAGGACCGGTATTTTTTTTGTCGAATCGTTAGAGCGTAAATTATGTATCTCATCTATGATAATGAGTCGATTAGAAAAAGTATTGTTTATATAATCCATATAATCATCTTCGGATAATTTTTGTTTTTTTCTGTATATCTCGTTGGAAAACTCTATGTATCCCTTAAAATCATAATAAAATTCAATGTTCTTCTTAATCTTCTTCAACAGCATCTTCTTGGGAATGGTACGCCAATCTTGAATCATTTCAACATATTTTCCACCAACACACGAATTGTGAAAATCTTTCAGATCAAACAGTTCGTTTTCAAAATTCTGTCGTATGACTTTGTTACTTAAAACGATCGTTCTTTTCATATTCGAGAAATTGTTGTGAAAATTTTCAGCAATTGACACCGAAGCGCATGTTTTTCCGACGCCTACTCCATGAAACAATAACAAACTGCGATTTCTTGTATCAAGTGACATAAACTTTTTCAGAAATCTTTGATTTACAGACAGTTCAAAAGGTAATATTTTATTTTTATCATTGTACTCTTCGCCATCATCCTGTATTTCGGGATATTTGTCCAAAAAATATTCTGGAAGTTGGTATCTTAATTTATGTCTGAATTTACTTGATAGTTTTTTTTTCATTTTCAACAAATCTATTTCAATATCCATAAGGTCAACCTGATTGGACGTTTCGTTGTATTTATTCAACAAATTGTAAACATTCTTTCTTTCTACATCACCAGTTTCTGACATTTAAAACTTTTATAATTTCATACATTTTTTATTCAATATTTTCGAATTTTTTACAAACAATATCGTTAACAAGTTTGAATGTTTCAAGTTTCTCTACATTACGCCCTCGTAACTTATTCAAAACATCATCGAAAGTAAACCATTGAACGTCTCTCACCTCTTTAGATTGCATCGAATTATTTTTGTCATACAAAGCATTGTCATCATTTGGTCTTACATACTTTGCTATGTAATACACATTACGATACCTGGTCTTGTTAGTACTTAGATAAATCTCTTCAAAATATTTCGTACAATCCCTAAGAAAGATATCTAATACTTTGATGTTAGTCTCTTCGTTAAACTCTCTCAAAGCACACTGGAAATCTTTTTCGCCTAGTTTTCTTCTTCCTTTGGGGAACTCCCATTCCTGTTCTGTCAAATAAGTTTTACAATGATTTATTGCTATGTCTAAGTTAAAGAATATAGTGTCTGATCTGGTCTTAATAAAATAACCATTCTTTATGGTGGTGAATTTGTCCTTCATATTTTTGTAGTATGACGAGGTTCGTTTGTTATCTATCCATAAAGCATTCCATATAACATCGAATGTGTTGTCTCTCAGAAACTCTCTCTCCTCTATCGTCATCATCTCTAAGATTCGTATGATATAGTTTTTGTTTTGTATGTTATAGTTTCCTCGAATAAATTCAACATAACTCAAAGAGTCTTTCCTTTGGATCATAAGATACAATGGTTTTCTATTGATTAATCTATAACAAATGACTCCATAACTTGTTGTGGGACAATTACAATGCTTGGAAGTATGTCCATATATACCACAGTTGATACATTGAATATCTTTTCTTTTTTGAAAAAAACTCATAATATACCAGTAATATATGTCTTTCACTAATTTATATCTATTTCCAATGATCTTTTTTAAATGAATTGAAAATGCACTCTTATTAAATTTGTATTATTATATTATATATGGGACACAGAACATGAAACCTACTATATGGGGTAAATATATGTGGATGTCTATTCATTTGATAGCGTTAGGATACCCGAACAATCCAACACAAGAAGTAAAAAATGCATATTACTCCTACTTCAATGAGCTACACAAAGTTATACCATGTGTAGCCTGTTCCAATAACTATGTACGACATATTGCTGAAATGCCTCTCACTGAACAGGTCTTAAGCTCTAGAAATAATCTTTTTGATTGGACAATTAATTTACACAATGTTGTCAATAAAATGTTAGGTAAAGAAGTGATCTCTAAGGAACACGCATATACTATTTTTACTTCACAAATCACTAAACAAAATGACGCCATGACAAATGCTTTCCGCAGTTTGTCTTCACAAAATACAACCATGTATGTAGCGAGAAAGATTTGTATCATAATGAATCTAATGTTGATTCTAATTGCAATATGGTTCTTACGCAAATATTTAATGAACAAGAAATTTATTTGAAAATTTTATCAAACGCCGGTTTGAATCTTATAAGTTTGTCCTTATTATTTGTACCTTCTACATAACAGCTCACTATGACACCTCTCCGTGAACCATCTTTTAAGTGAACTCCCATTCCATCAAATAAAATTGGTACTTTTACATCAAAGTAACCATCTTTTTGCAACGTAATACACTTGTCCTTGCTGCCTAGAATGACGGAATGTTTGAATCCACAAAGCATTTCCTCTATTGTTATTTTGTGCTTGACATGTATGTTTCCTTTTCGAAGTGATATATTCTTATTTGAAAACGCGTGTTTAATCCGAACACACATATCACGTTCTCGAACGAATAATTCACTGTTATTCTCTTGACCAGGCATTATGTGCAACTCAAAATTGAGTTCTTTAGATATAGTACCATTTCCTTGACATTTCGTACACTGCTTCAAATTCGTTTTTATAATTGCATTACCATTACAACTTCTACAAATAGACGGGAAAGGGAAGCCATCAATATATCCTCTTCCTTGACATGTAATGCAATGTATTTTTCCCGAGTATGTTGTACCTTCACCCATACAATGACCACAAACTACATCACACATATAAATAATATGTTTTTCACATCCATAAATAACATCATCTAGACTCAAAGAAACTATTTGGTGTTTCATATCACCAGTGTTTGTGTTGTGATATGAGTTGGAAGCATTCTTCGCTTTTTGTTTTTTGTCATCCGACATAATGTTGCCAAACAACTCTTCGAAATGAAATATAATTTCTGATGGATCTGTAGTGAAAAATGTAGCACCATTGCTCATCATGTCCTCTGAAAAATGCACATTATCTTCATCTATGTTGTTATCGTAAAGATGTTTTTTTGTAGAATCAGACAATATATCGTATGCCTCTTGTATTTTTTTGAACTGTTTGTCATCTCCTTTATTTTTGTCAGGATGATAGATAATCGCCTGTTTTCGATAAGCTTTTTTTATTTGTTCGTTGGTTGAATCAACATCTATGTTTAGAATCGAGTAATAATGTTTATCATCTCGACATTTCTCTTGATACATTCTTTGCAAGTTTAAATGATTATAAAAAATATGACATATTTAAGTAGATTTTATATAATACGAATTTAGAAATGACTAATCCATATTCAGTTTTAGGGGTCTCCCCTAACGATGACATACAAATCATCAAACAAAAATACAAACAACTTGCTCTCAATATGCACCCTGACAGAGGAGGATCTGAAGCTTTGTTTAAAATGCTTCAACTCAGTTACGCGAAAATATTGGAAGAATACAAACTGAAACAAATTGACAAAGCGTTTGATCAGTTGAAGACAGAGTTCGAAGACTTCAAAGTTGCACAGGAACAAAGTAACAAAAATAACATTAATCTTAAGTCTTATGAAGATGAAGATATACATTCAGGTGATTTTAAAAAGAGGTTTAACAAAGTGTTCGAAGAGAACATGCAATCGTCGCCTTATGACAAAGGATACGGTAAAATGATGGTTAACTCAACCAAGACTAGAGAAGATATCAATATTAGTAATACAATTGATAATTTTACAATAGATAAGTTTAATGATGTGTTCAATAATTCAGATTCACAGAACAAGAAACAACTCATCAAGCGCTCTGTACCCACACCACATTCAATCTCCAAAGAGTTATCTTTTACAGAACTAGGTGTGAATAATATAAATGATTTTTCGGGTGAGAACAAGGATACCAAAGGACTTCATTATATGGACTATAATATTGCACACACAACATCTAAATTAATCGATAAAAAATATGTTAAAAACAGACCTCAATTTAAGTCTGTTCAGGAGTTTGAACAACACAGAGACGAACCCTTAAAGATGTCTGAAGAGGATGAAAAGGCATACTCGCGATATCTGAAGAAACACGAAATAAAACTGAAAAAACAGGCAGAAATTCAGTTGAATATGGACAAAGAAATAAGTGAACATTTTCAAAAAGTAAATCAAATTATGATGCAATACAAAAGATGAAAGATGATTTATAATTATAATTATTTATAAGAATTTACATAACTATAAATTAATACATATACACACAACAATGCCTATTGAAGATCTTGACTTTTTGTATCAAAACAGTGTGAAAGAGAACATTATTATTCTCATTGATAGTGAAAAGAGAGACCAGACCATTTGGAATGAACCCAACGATTTTCAGATAAATTTCGTCGAACCCTTCAAATTCATATATGGTATCGATGTGCTTGATGTCAACATTCCAAGAACTATGTACTCCATAGAAACACACAACAACAATATAAATTTCAAAATAGGTTACGGTAATATATTGGAATCCGACCAATATATTTCCTTATCTATAGATGAAAGAGATTACACAATATCCGAGTTCATAGATGAGCTCAATTCTGTGTTGAATGTGTACAATGTGTCCGCGGAAGTTCCGATTACCAAAGTAAGTGAAAACAGAAAGTCCATATTGATGTTTTCCAATACTGAAAATCCTCCCAGACCTTTTGTGTTCAATATGTTGAACTCATCGATTGGTGATAATTTAGGGTTTAACAAGGTGTCCTCTACAACACACTTGGATATGTATCAAAACATAGACGCGAACGAGAATCTATTTGCAAGTATTCCAAGAAGTAAGGAAAAATATCAGATCGATTATTCGTATCCACCTACAAAAGGTTCCAAAGCCTTCGCAAGAATTCAGTTTCACGATGACTCCAAACCTATCGATTTCGATCTTGAAGATGTCGAAGATGCGCAAATTTTTAGTGACGCATCTTCGGTCATCGATATAGGACAGATGGTTTCGTTTTTCATAAGTGGAATTAGCATCATGGATAACACTCATTCTTTGGAGAACGAACCTTTCGCTATATATGAATTAGATTTATCCTCTATTCAGTCAGCAAGTAAGAGAGATGCGAACATAACATCCTTTGAAACTTCGATGAGTTTAAATTTGAAAATAGAGAATATGTATGATATACATAATGTTTCAGGTATCAATACGACTAATGTGACGTTACTCACAACTCAACCAAATGTATATAAGTTTGATTCGAATAACAGTTTTCATGTTGACGAAAGCAGTTCCGACTATACATTCAAGCTCATACCTATAAAAAATAGAGGCAATGTGATTCATTATATTTACTCTCCAAATTTGAGAGCAACAAATATCATTTATGACATTACATACATTGACTCTTTTGAACTACGATCAACAGGAATCATAAAATTGTATGGTGAAAGATATGTAACTATACATTGCGATAACATAGAGAATCATTTGAGAGGAAGCAGGATGTTCGATGATTACTCACCTGGATTAGCTTTGGTTAACCTTGGTGTACAAGGTTACTCTCAGAGTCGAAATGATTTTTACGGAGTGACATACAAAGAGTTTCATCCTATTGGTAAGTTGAATCATATGAGATTCACAGTAAGACGCTCCGACGGAAATTTATACGACTTTAAAAATGTAAACTGGCATATGTTAATTTCCGTCAAGTATTATGTCATGAAGAATGTGCGACACTTTAACACTTCTATACTAAATCCGAATTATAACATCAACTTTTTGGAGTACCAAACAAACTCACAGAGTTTAAAAAATAACGAAGACATGACAGATTCAAACAGCGACTATGATAGTAATGAAGATAATATTGACGAAATTCGCTTCAGAGACGAATATTTAAAACAAGAAAGAAATTTACGACAAAACTATCAAGAGTATCATTCCAATGATGAACATGATATTGAAAGCGAAAGTGAAAGTGAAAGTGAAAGTGATTAGACAACATATTTAAATGAATAATACATATGAGTTTACAATGGATAAGTGTTTGTTACTGGATTTTGACGGAGTTATCATAAACAACGAGACCATCAACGAAAATGTTACTGAAAAAGCTTCGTGTTTTTTAGCAAAACATACACACATTAAACCACAAAGCGCTGTGAAAATAAACAGAAAGAATTATCGAAAATTTGGTCATACATTGTATTTAACAAACTATATCAACAAAAACAAAAAAAAATATGAACCTTTGACTATTGATGACTTTAATAATTATGTATACGATGAAGACTTTATTCGAAGTAACTGTTTGAGTCATCTGAATTCTAATGATACTACTCTATTCACGGAATGGGTATATTTCATCGACGAAACAAAAAGAGCTGCTTTATTCAATGATGTTTATATATTTAGCAATGCACCCAGTTTATGGATTAATCAAATTATGAGAGAATTGGAACGTCTTTCAGGTATAAAGATGAACATAGATGATGTTATTAGTGTACCTGAAGAATTTCATAACAACCTCAAACCCGATCTATATCCATATGATCAGTTTACATCTAGCTATTCTTATGAAAGTGAAATCATCTTTGTTGATGATAGTGAAACTAATCTACAATATACGAGGTGGACTAACGTTTTGTTTGATCCGTTAAAAGATCGTGACAAAAAAGCTGATAAAAATAATCAAATAAAGACGATAACCTCTCCAAAAGAGTTATATTTGATGATTTAACGGACAGAAGCGTAGAGACCACCATCAAATGCTTCAATAACAGGACCATAAGAGTTGGACGGGTTTTCAAAGTAGTTCGCCTGGGCAGGCTTCACTGGCGTGGGTGATTTTAAAGGAGGTGGATGTGAAGGCGGTGGTGTAGCTGGCTCCTCTACCGTTGGTGTGGAAGTAACTGGAGGTGGAATGTGTTCTTCCATCTCTTGTGACACCAAAGTCTGGGATAAGATCTCGTTACTAACGCTAGCCGCATCTTCGTTGAAGGACACATTAGATACATCATCGAATAACTCCTCTAAAAAGTTTTCACGATAACGGATGCTACCCCCAAAGGCAGAGATCATTGTGAGAATAACTAAAAATGTACAAAATGTCCAGAATAATCTATCCATATTTGAGTATATTATTTTGAAATATATTGAGATATTTTTTTCGTTTAAAAATTATTAATTTATGGACGATAAAACAATGCTTTTTTCTTATTGTCCCATCTATTTTGTTTAATTGCACTCATTGTGTTTTCGTTCCCAAAACATTTATCCGTAAACATATTGATAAGCTTAGCATGTGTTTTCTCATTGGCCATTATTTTATAAAGAGTGTGTAAAACAATTTTGTTTTCGTCACTTTCTTCAACGAGCTCTTTGAAATAATATATATACATCAAAAAATATATCGATACATATCTTGAATTTCGTCTTTTAATGTAGGCGAAGCATCTCTCTGTAGCATCGTATATAGATATTAATTTGTAGTATCTGTTTGTTTCCTTATCTTTCACTTTAATCACGGTCTTTTTTGGAATGAATGTTTTTAAATCATCATATGATCTTACTGTGAACTCGAAATTGTATGCTCGCAATTTACTGATAATATCATGTATAGTATCATCAACATTAGCAGACAAAATTTGTAAAGGAATTATCATTTTTTTCTCGATGGATAAGTCACCTGATTTCTTGTTATCCAGATAAGCGAACATATGAACCGCGCCCAAATTGATGTGAACAAGTTGATTGAGTTTAATGTACTTTTTTACGGTTTGATGAATTTTACTTAAACTTTTGGGTAACTCAAGCTTTTTGAACACATCGTTGATGGTTATATCAGCGTTTATCTTGTTTAGCGGATTTGCCTTTTCGAACCGTAACAACCTTTCAAAGGTTTTCGTCCAACGAAAAGAACTACCTATTGGAAGACACAGTTCAAGGTACGCAACAGCTTTTAGAAACTCGATGGGAGCTAATCTTACATTTGTTGTTGAATTAAGTTTGTGATTGATCGAATTGTTAAGCAAAACATCATACTCTCTTTTACTTATTTCTGTAACATCAGCGACCGACTCAAAATTGGTAAACACTTTGTACGTTCCATCATGCATGGCGTACCTTACTTCGGTGTATGGATTGTTCTTCGTTTTTAGTTTATTCGCAATCTCTTTGGATACTGTTTCTGCATCGGTCACGAAAAAATCATAATCGGGTATCTCGGTGTCTTCGTAGAATTTCAACTCCTTTGAAAGCAATTCGTTCAACGCGTACCCACCATACAATATCCCTCTATGTTTATCTATCTTTTTAGTAACGATGTTCAACACATTTAATAAAGACTTTTTCTTTTCTTTCAGTTTTTTTTCTTCCATACCAAATGCAACTTCCTGAGGTTTTTTCATTTTTTCGTTAACAAACTCATAAAAATCATCGAGCTGTTGTATAGATTCGATTTTGGAAAACAAGAACGCCATTTTTTCTTATATATACTTATTCATCACAAATTATATGTATGTATAGTATAAAATGTTTGGTGGAACTGAACTGTATCAAGCCTATGACCAAGGATTTCCTTCTATGCAATCTACCCAATCAACTCCTCCGCAAAGTTTAGACACGAACGATTTTTCAATCAACGACACCGACACTCCCCCGCTTACCCAAAGTGCTACAACACAACAGCAATCTATTCCAACTCCTCAAGACCATGTTTACGATCCATCGGCGACTTTCAAGGAAGCACAACTTCAGCAACAACTTTCACAATTACAAGGTAAATTGAAACAACAAAATATTGAATCAAAACAGAACAATGATAGTATGTTCGATAGATTTGTCTCAAAGAAAAAGGACGTGCTTAAACTTGTAACAATGGCTCTGACCGTTTTATTGGCTATCAGTTCTCATTATGTTATGACAGATTTAATCAGAAATTACATAGCAAACAATGATCTTACCGGAAATCATGAGTTCACAACCAAAATAGCATATCCATTGACTGTTCTTCTTCTGATATGGACTATCAAGGTTTTTAATCGTTAAATGATTCTGCGCCTTGGATTAAGCGGATCCAGATAATTATTCTCACTTAAATTAGAGGTCTGTTTTTGTTTATCTGTTAATAACCCTTTACTATGTAAGTCATTTTCCTCAATAAGCGATAAGACAAGCTTTTCAAGAAGCATAACTCTTGTTTTCAACGAATCGACTTCGGATATAATCTTATTATTATCCATTATTAAACATCTTATATTTTTTTTTCCTCCATTTGAAACAAATGAGAGACAAAATTAAAACATATATTGATAATAACTCATTGTTCATCACATTGTTTATATTGTTGGTTTACATCTCTAATAAATTGTCGAATTCGATCCCGTTGCTAGCTTCAAAAGATAATAAAAAATTACATGAAGCCAGTAACCATGATAAGTATTTACTGAGCACTATAGTATTCTATTATTACATCTTTCTCTTTGGATTCGTACTTGCGACCATTCTTCTTAATGCAATCGCACTAATTGTGTTTAAAGATAGTGAAAATTTTGTAAAAAACATCATGTCTTTTTTAAGTAAATTCGTGTCTAATCTGTTTCCTCATCTCATATCCTCGATAGTCGTTGTAATACCCATACACTTCATCGTTTTCTACCTGTATCGGTATGGATACATCGACAATCGCTTGATCAATTTTAGAGAAGAGGTGAATTCATGGATTATGTTATCATCGTTCATCATATACTTCAGTATTTTGTATTCCTACCAATTCTTTCATCCTCGCAAGCTAGAAATATTTGACTCCGATAGCGTAATGAATACACTCACTAAAAGAATTACGACTAATTACCTTGGAAAACAAATGATTTTTGAAGATTTTGTAAAAGATTATGGGAGTCAGAAAGATAAAATAGCATACTCATTTTCAAAAGAAGGAGGTGGCGAAGGTATAATAATAGAGAATAATTTATCACCAGATTTCTCTTCAGGTATTGTTCAAGGAGGAAGTGAGTATGTTGAAGGGAGTCAAAAAGGAACACTCATTCCACCAAGCACTGTAAAGAACATGATAAAGTTAAAAAAAATGTTAGATTTTATGATAAACAAAAGCACAGAGTCTAACAAAGATGAAATGACAACACCATGGATGATTGCCAAAAACATAGCCAAACTTATGAAACAAGCGTACACATCATCAGGGAAGAGTTTCGCACCACATTCTCAAAGCATAAAGTATACAGCATCATTGTTTATTTTATATATCATTCTATCTACTTTCAAATGGATTCCAAGTAAAAGCAAACCAACAAAAAATACAGAAGAAACAAAGGAGGAAAAACAAGCAAGAGTAAACAGAGAGAAAAACCGAGATGAAAAAAATAGGCTCATATTCACATTGGTCAAAGTGATCCTTGTTGTTTCTGTAATGTTGACTTAGTTACCATTAAGAATACTAATGGCTAACAACGCATTGAATACTGTCAATATCTTGCCCATAAAATTATCGAAAAAGTCTATGTTCTTGATTACTGTGTGCAAATACATAATACCCCAATTCATCGTGTTTCCAATCGGATTGGTTAATATGGAAAGCATGATTAGAAGACTAAAACTGACTATCAGTACGATATGTTTTCTTATGATTGTTAAAAGGAACTTTAAAGAATTCGTGGTAATGTTGTTTTTGTAATCTTCATATACTATTGACAAAATGATAAATGTACCTATCAATCGAATGGTTAACATTTATGATTATAACACATTTTTAACTGAAAAATTTGATAAGGAAGAGTCCGTTGAATATCATTTGTACGTACTTAAGAAAATCAACATTGTCATATTCCAAGGCGGATAAGTCAATCAACTTTGTACTGATTCCTATTTTAGCGATCTGATCTATTTTATGAAATATTCTAAACATGTAAAATACAATTACACATACAATTATGTAAGTAAATTTAGTATCGGATGATGTGGAATGGTAAAACCCTAACAGAATGAAAAAACATACGAGTGTAAACGCTTGTTGAATGAGGTCGATGTATTTTTTGTCCATTTCAACATATTTTGAAATTACCACATGCATAATAATAATGAAAAACAAGGCTGAATTAAACACGAGAAAATCGAACAATTTAGAGTCTTTCTTGATGAAAGTGATGAGTTCATCTGATGTTTTTTTAATATCCTCTTTCATATTATCTCTAGAAATTTGAATACCTTCAGTATTTTGTGAACTGAATTTTGTAAACAATAATGTGAATGTTAAAGACATAAACACTAAAACGGGTCTCAACTGATTACTAACTGTATCCATGACCTCCGCATTGAACAATCCAATAATTCCAACGAGAATGCTTACTACCACCATTATGGCCACATTTCGGTAAGGTATACTTATTTCCATATTTCTCAATGATGTTACTTTGGTTACGCCGAACGCACATAAGAAACAAACAAAAATTGTTACGATTACGAGTATAGTATTCACATTCTCTTTCTTCTCTTCTTCTGTGTTGACGTTAATATCACCAGTGTGTTGATTTGTTGATGTCATTATTATTATTAACCGGTTTTAATTTCGTAATATTTTCTAAAAAATACTGCGATAATCAAAAACAAATTGGCAGAGATAATATACTTCATATTAGGGACCATTGAGTTGTCTACTAGTCTGACAGGAAAATGATTTTTCACATACTCGTAAGGTAAAGGAGGTGTTTTTAGCAATTTAAATCTAGACAAAAGAATGAGTAGTTTGTCGATAATCAACACCACAAAAGTTACAACACTATATATAACCACACTATTATAAGCTATTTTTGTTATGTTTTGTACATCATCATCCATTTTGGACTCAGATTCGATAACATAATACACAAAAGCTCCTATATAAATCATATAACTCACTAATTGGAATAAAGGATAAGACCTTTTAGACATGTAACCTTTTACAAAGGGAAGGACTATTATTTCCATAGTATGAATAAGCTTGAGAATAAGTACAATCCACAATATATTTTGCAAGGCTTTATCTATGTACTGCATTTTAAACATAGAAAGCTCTTTGCAATCAGACTCGTCATAGTTGAAATAACCTTTCCAAAAGGAGAAGAACCATTTGAAAAAGGTTGTTCTTACGGTACATGGTTTTGAAGAAGATAAAGAGCTTATATCGAAATCGAAGATGTTGATAGCGTCGGCGTTTGTCGTAGTACGATTTAAATTTTCAAGGAACTTTGTTGTCAGAACGAAGGTGATAACCATCACAATCCCACCGAACAGAAAGAGGTCTTTGAAGTACTTTAACAATATCTTGAATTTTCCTAACATGGCGAGATCCTTAAGAGGCAGTAGCAAAATCACAACAGATAACGCAAAGATTCTTATGAAAATCGTGTTTTCACTCATAGAAACGAAAGATTGGTTTAACATTTGTAATATCCAAGAAGAGCTCTTCATAGAGAAATGTTATTGTATCATTAATTATATATCATAAAATGTAATCATTCAAATGGTTATGCATGCCTATTATGTAAAGAATGATAATATAAAATGTGCAATAAATATAAAATATATAATCATGAACCAACAAATGTTTTTATTGTATGGACCAAAGTTACTCATCATTGCAGCCAATTACATTCTTGTAAATATATGCGCGAACTACACATCCCAAGTGTATATGGACAAGGTGTTGATCAATCAGGAAAATCCACCCAAACTTGAAAACTTCGTAATAATGTTTGTGTTGCTCAATGTATTGACCATGTTAATGATTGGCATTGGGTTTTATGTTGCGCTACCATACATTGGTGGAGGTGATACAAGTGGAAATTTGTTACAAATGTTAGTCGTCGACTTCCTCGTTTACATTGCACTTGTGTTGGTTACAAGCGCAATAATCGCAGATGTTATGTACAACAAGAAGTTTTTCATGTACAAGGATGATGGTCTTCGTGCGATTCGTGCTCTTAAAGACATTATGTTGAAACTATCGATTTTTTTTGCAGTATTGCCTTACTTTTTAGTAATTAATAAATAGATCCACATTATCGTTCTTTAAAAAAACGATTTTCTGGTTGGAAAAAGGTAAATAGAATCATACATAGTCACATAACATTGTAAAGTTAATTTAAATCATTTTTTTGAGATTGGTTCACTCAACAAATCAAATAATCTTTATAGATTCTTTGTAAATGATGTCACCAATAAGCTTTCCGAGCTCTCTTTGAAACCGTTTCTTTTCATTTTCAGGAGGATCATCATACTCCTTACCGACTTTGTCCTCAATTTCCCCAATGACATCCAAAAACTCAAAGTATGAGCTGTACTCTCCAAACCTGGAAAGCTTTCTCTTATCTCTTTCAGAAAATCTTGAGTTTTGCACTATATACTCTAATATAGCGTTGATTTTACTTCCAATCACACCTATAGTATCTTTGGTTAAGCGGGTTTCCCATTGGTTGTCTCCGGTGTGAACTTCTACCATGCCGTCATTTTTGACAAGTTTTTTTATGGTTTTATTCTCTGGATATTTATCATTAAAAAACACTTCAGGTACCGCTCTAGCGATTGCGTATTTGCTTTCATTTAACAGGTTCCACTTTATTCTTTCAGAGATGTCCTTATCCTGCATAATCTTCCAAACGTCCTCTGAACCAAAAGAGTTCAAGTTAAAATTATAAGTATTGTTATTATTATTGACATTGCTGTTGACAATATTGTGATGGTTGCTATTATCAATTGTCGAAGAAGATACACGAGTTTCAAGGACTTCTGTTGTTTCGGGTGATGGGGGTGGAGAGCAGGCGACGTTCTTTTTATGTTTCCATCTAGATTGTCTACAAGGAAATACTTTATGACAAGTCTCACACTGAAATTTAGACATACCATTACAACCAGACATATGTGTTTGAAGTTTCTGTTTACTTGATAGATGTCTGTTACACTTGATACATATAAATTGTTCACTCTCTTCTTTAAGATTACGAGTACTGGTGTACAAGTTAGCAGGTATTACATTTGGTTGAACAGGTATTACATTTGGTTGAACAGGTATTACATTTGGTTGAACAGGTATTACATTTGGTTGAACAGGTATTACATTTGGTTGAACAGGTATTACATTTGGTTGAATAAAATAACATCTTCTTTTTCTGTTCAAATGTCTTAAAAAGTTACATTTCACTGAAGTTTTATACGGACAATGGTCGCATTTGTACATTTTATTGTTACCAAACAATTTATTTTTAAATCACCCTTATCGATAAGGCGATAAGCCTATTTATCGTTTTTAGATTTTGCTTATATACAACCAAAAAATTAAAACCAAATTGGTTTTGAATAGCTTATCGATTTATCGTTTTTGAAATCGATAAATCGATAAGGAGAGAAAAAATTTTGGAACCCACCCAAAAGTAAAAAAAAAACTTAATTGACTTCTGAAAAAGGTTTCGAAAATGTTGTATTGTCTTCTAGTAAGTAGTTTGGTTGTGTTTTACGATAAATCATTTTAAAGACAATCGCAGAATGAAAGTAAGTATACACAAATGAACGTAATGAACTTCGACAATCATTTTCGTTACATAAATCTGACAGAACTATACCCAACCGACTCTTATTACAACGAAAAGATTGATTGTAATATCAAATTAAAACCACATCAACTAGTGCTAATAAAGAAATGTATTGAAAGGGAACAAAATGCTATTGAATTTTCAGAAAATGAGCTTATTCTTACCAATAGATACGCGTCCATGAAATGTGATATAGGGATCATTGCAGACAAAGTGGGGAGTGGAAAATCGTATGTGATATTAGGGATAATTGTGACTGATACGATTCCGAATCAGCATGTAGCTATGAGTGTAACCTATGGAAACGGTCATTTATGCTTGGAAACCAAATCTCCTCGATTAACAGATAAAAATGTTAACATCATTGTGATCCCACATATTTTACAGAAACAATGGTGTCAATATATTGAACTTTTTTCAAAAAAGATAAAGTACTACCTTGTCAACAAACACAAAAGTTTAACAAATTTGGAAGCCGAAATAGATAAACACAACGTCTTGCTAGTGACAGGCACCTTTTACAAGTATGTAAGAGGAATGTTTTACTTGAACAATTGGAGAGCGAGAAGAGTTTTTTACGATGAGGTTGACTCAACGAACACACCTTGTGCACATTATTTGAGATCTCGATTCATATGGTTTGTAACAGCGTCATACAAAAATGTGCTCTTTCCGATTCAGAAGATACATTATGATAGAAGAAACATAAACAATTCATATGTACTATCTCATGGAATAAGTAATAACCTGTTTGTGAAGAAACTTTTCATTGATATGATTAAGGTTATAGGTGATGTTGAGTTACAGGCACTAGATAAGATCGTCTTGAGAAATACAGATGAATTTGTGGATCAATCTTTTAACCTACCTGAAATTACACAACATATAATTTCATGCCGAACACCTATTGAGGTTGATGTACTCACCGGAGTTGTGAGCAGTGAGATCATTAATAGTTTGAATGCAGGTGATATAAAATCAGCGATGAGTTTCATTCAGAGCAGCAATCTGGATACAGAGGCAAACATTATCAATAAGGCCCTTGATGAGCTAAAGAACAAACTAAGGAATGTTTGTATTCGTGAAAATGCAGTAAGACAGTATGTGTATACTTATGAAGAGCAAAAACTTTCTGCGATCGCTCGTGTATTGGATGATAAGGCAACATATGAAAATAAGATACAATTGATGGAAACGAGAATTAAGAGCAACAAACTGTGTATTATTTGCTACAATGAAGTTGTTAATAAGTGTATATCAAAGTGTTGTCAAAATGCCTACTGTTTAGAGTGTATTTCGAAGTGGCTTGTGGTGAGTAAGTTTTGTCCTTTATGTAAAGAAGAGGTAAATATTAGCAAAGATTTTTATGTTGTACACAATAACGAACGATTACAAAATATTAATGAATACGATGAAGACAATGATTATAGATCCAAACTACCAGGAAACGATGATTACACAAGAAAACAAAACAAATTTGATAACCTGAAAAGGATTGTGGCAAACAGAGGTCCTAATAACAAATTTCTGATATTTTCAGACTTCGAACAATCTTTTGGACGAATGACACCCTATTTGGATGTATCCGGTCTACGATATGCTCAAATCAAAGGTATATCCGCCAACGAAACTATTCGCAAATACCGCGCGAACGAATTGGATGCGCTCTTGGTGAACTCAAGAAATTATGGGAGTGGTTTAAATCTTGAGAACACGACCGATATCATCTTGTTTCATAAATTTGAGAATCAACTTGAAAAACAGATCATAGGGCGTGCGCAACGACCCGGAAGAGCATCTTCCCTCAATGTGTGGTATTTGTTAACTGTAAATGAAATGACACATGTGTCATAAAATATATGTTATAAAAATAAACATGTTATACTATCTGTGTTTTTTTATCATCATAGCATTCTTTGTAACCATCATTCATCTTATGGATGTGTCTTCTTCTAAATTCAAGATAGATGCGATATACCTGATGAACCTCGAAAGAAGGCCTGATCGATCGAATGATTTTATGGTCCATTACAACAACACAGATTTGAAAAATATTCGTCTCACCAAAATGCACGCGATAGATGGTTCTAAGCTAGATCTTAAATCCATTCCTTTGACTGATATGGCGAAGCTCGAACTAAAACAACTTGAGACTACCGGATTTAGATATAAACATTATCAACTTACAAGAGGAGCGATTGGTTGTTACCTAAGTCATGTGAAAATATGGGAGAATATGTTGAAAAACAACCAGGATGTTGTTTTGATATTCGAAGATGACGCAAGACCCCCTCCGAACATAATGTTTGCGATTAACAAACTTATGTTAAATGTACCAAAAGACTGGGATATTGTGCTTCTTGGTAAGTATTGTCACGAATGCGATGAATATGCCACTTATCTGAAAATGAAGAGATTCATACTTCTTCACTCTTACATCATCTCAAAGAAAGGAGTCGAAAAGATTATCGGTACAAATAGTCTGTTTCCTATAAGTCAACAACTAGATTCGTATCTGAGCGAAATATCAGGTACAATCAATATTTACAGTCCTAAAATAGACATTGTTAGACAGGGAAAATCTCGTACAGATATTCAAGCGCCCATCATTAAGAGTAAACACAATTATGATCGTATGCTTCTTGAAAATAAATAAATACTTAAGTTAATATATGCTTTCTCACTCACAATGGTATTCAATATGCATTATGTTCCTAAAAATGATTATAAAAGTATCATGTATGATAAACGCAAAGAGTTGTTTGGATATCTGAACTCTATTAGTAGTTTTTTAGGCTTGTCGTATGTATATGACGAACTCATGAAAGTATCGATCATAAAATACATCGTTAACATTTGCATTTATGTGTACAAGTATTTCTTAAAACCTTATCTCAACTTTTTCTTGTCTTTGTTGTTCTTTTATTTGTTTTATTATCTGATCAAGAACAAAAAGGTAATACTGGTAGCATTTGTTTCTATAGTTCTAATCATACTTTATGGATTGGATAAAAAAACACCAATTAGATTGATGTCATAATTTTTTCTTTGATGATATTAATAATTTACCGTAATGGTTATGCATATTACACTAATGATGTCTATAATATCATTTGTAACAGTATCGATTGCAATGGTATTGTACGCCATGAACAGTTCATATATCAAGCGGTTAGTGTCAAAGTCTAAAGAGCATGAAAACGAAATGATAAATCGCGCTGTTATTCAAGATAATAAAATCAGAAGCGTTGTAGATGCTGTTAACAATAACGACGAAATAGCAGATAGAGAAAACAAACGATTGGAAAGACATGTGTCTACGCATCTTTCAGAACTTCTCACCAAAAACAAAAATACTGATGATAGAGTCAATAGTTTCAAAAATCAGGCTAACAAAATTAATAAGGATTTGAAAGAGCAGATTGATACTGTTAATGATAATCTATTCAATAGAATCGACGAACGAACAAAAGAGGATGCTCGTTTAGATGCAAAGTTCACCATGATCACTAATTCGAATGTAGATCTCACTAAACAGTTGACACATGCAAATGAACATCTCATTCACTCAAACAGCAACTATGTGGTCAACTTTGAAGGAAGAACAAACACGGAGTTTGAAAGAATTCAGAAGGATATTGACGATAATCACAATCAACTGTTTACAAAAATAATAGACACCGATAAACTAGTTAGGGCCGATTTCGTGGAAGCGGATGATGTTGTAAGATCTGATATGAGCACAAAAATAGCAGACTCAAAACTGAGTTTGACAAATGCATTCAACGACAAACTGAACAATTATGTTATGACAAGCACACTTAACGATTACAAGAGTAAGGTGGACCAATTCTTTTCGACCAAACTAGATACTCAGGCAAACAGTGCTAGAATTCTCGATCTTGAACAGATGAACATTGAACAAAAGTTTAATGATGTGCATGATGAAATTCACAATGTAGAAGGTAGATTCGCACAAAGCAACTTACAAATCAACGATAAACATAATAAACTAAGAAATGATTTTGACGATTTCAAAATGTATGACTATGTAACCTTCTCCAATTTTGTTGTAGGTAAGCAACAACAAAATTTTGATGATCTAAAAAACACTTTCGGAGGTGCTTTATCGAATCTGGACAAATTGGTAGATATAAGACAGGATGGCTTTGAAACCCATTTTGCCACCAAAGATTACTTGTTAACAAATTTTTACGACAGAGAAATGTTGGACGATCTATTAGATTCTAAAAAAATTCAAATTATAGAAGACGTCAAAACACATATGGCTGGAAATACAGTGGAATTTAGAGGTCTAAAGGGCGACAAAGGTGACACTGGTGTCGGAATCCGAAATATCGAAAAAACATACGATGATGAAATGCAGCAGGATTATCTCGATTTCACATTGACGAATGCGGAAAAAAAGAGAGTTGCTGTTCCAGCGGGTAGACACGGATCATACTTCACCAATTTCAGAATCGATGGAGGTAACATGGTATATGATAAGATTACATACGATCTGAACAATAATCCCATAGAAGAGTCCTCCATTGTTTTTGGAACAGCACCCACTAATGGAGTTGATGGTACAAATGGTACCGATGGCCTTGGAATTAAAGAAATTACAACAGACGAATTAGCGAGTAGCGAAAACCCAGATAACCGTATGACAAGGGTCAATATAAAACTGACTAATGATACGATTAACACCTTTGACATTCATCACGGAAGAAAAGGGGAAGCAGGTGTGTCTATCACAGCGGTAGAAGCATTAACCGAACAAGAGAGAAATTCTAGTTCACTAGTCGCTACTAATGTATATTACAATATCGTTCTATCTAACGGTCAAAAGCAACTCATTTCCATACCCAAAGGATTGAAGGGAGATAAAGGTGATCCTGGTGAGTTTGATCAAGCTAACTCCGGATTATCATTAAACGAGAGAAATGGTCTTTGTTTACGACATAAAGGTATAGAATTCGGCTGTATTGAGCTTAAAGAACTAGAAAGAACATTATATAGTAAACGGGAATACGCTCCTATCGGGAACACTATCGTTCTCAGAACTCCTATCTAGAAATAGGATATCTAGATAGATATTTCCTTTTGATATTTACAGGTCATGGCGTTTATTCATTTTGAAAATACTATGCACACCGTAAGTAATCATAGAAATGATGGATTGAATAATAAATGCGTCAATACTTATGGTTGCTGTTCTTACGTAATTACATGCATCGCTTGTGCTTGTAATTAGAGATAAAAATAATCCATAAAATGTCATCGGGTAGCAATAATTTCTATACGCCATTTCCAATGTCAAACTCGTAATTTTTAATAAAAGTATACAGGATACATACATTACTATGGAATGTAACCATGTATACTTTTTTACATAAGATGATGATTTTATCAGATTGAAAAATGTGAACACTTTAAGACATAACGCTTCCATGACGATTTTAGGATCCGGATGTAGTTATTGAGGAAGGATATGAAATATCAACAGGAGCATTAGAGGGGTCATACGCTTCACCCTCCTTATTCAGGTACGCTTTAAGTACCAAATTGTTATAATTCATATCTCTGATGAGGTTTTGATGTTGTGTTTCCTGAAGCCGATTCACACTTTCGATGTCATTTTGTCGCTCTTCAATCTGAACTAGTTTGAAAAAGATGGTATACACCAGAACATATAGAATTAAAACAGACAAAGCGTTGATAACAATAGCAGCAAAAAGCATTATGTTACAATTTATATATTGTTACAATATCTTTTTTCTTCTTGAATCTTATTATTTTTTTCATACTCCTGAATAATTCTCTTAGACATAGCATACTCTTCAGGCGTGAAGACATTGTCTTCAAACGATTTCGGAATGATACAGTATCCGCTATCTTCGTTGAACAACCCCATAGTCATGACTAAAAACACCGAAGTCAGCACTAATGACGCAAATATGTCCCGGGTACCCACAAAGAATATGGAGAATAAAGTCAATCTGCGCATAATCTTCGTCTTTAACAAAGTTTCTGTATTTTTTGTCATGTCAATAATAATATATCTAGAACCAATACTAAACATAATCATGGCGACTCCGGCTAAATATTTATTATTGTTTAAAAAATCAACAAAATTAAGCAACGCTGTTTTATAGTCAGTTTTCATTTTTTTAATATGGAGATTTTAGTCTCATTCCTATTTGTATGAATTGTTCCATCATAAATATAAGAATGATTCCTGATAGTATATACAGTATAATGTCTAAATACTGTCTTTCGTCTGTGAATTCGTTTTGCTTGCTCAACAAATTTCGTAAGGTTTGAATGTGTGCATTACGACGCATTTCTTCTTCAATTAACAATTTATCATCACACTCTGTTGTGATAGAAAGGTCACTCACCTTGTCATCTAAGCCTTCATCGTCGGTTTCTTCATACACATTGGCGTAAATCTTTTCATATCGTTGCTGTGCTGTTTCGGATAAGTCCATTTCTTCGTATGGATTTTCTTCTTGAAGGATCGCCTCCTGTAGATATACGTCATCCTCATCTTCGGGTACAACATTGAATTGAACTTTCTTGTCTTTCTTAGTATTTCGTTTGGTAGTATTACTATTAGACACTCTCTTTAAATTGTTAACATCAATACATTGATTGGAATTGTCAAATACTTCATCGAAGTCAGTATTCAGAGCCATCGCATTCAACTCATCATCTACAGTTAAAAATGCTGTTTTTTGGCGTTCGGGATTGACTAAAGAAGGAAACTCGTCATCATCATATTTATAATATAGTGCTCTATCGCGACCTTTGTATGCTCTATACTTTTCATCCCCGGTATATTTGTCGTTATCATACGGTTTTTTTGCTTTTTTCAATCTTCTGGAATATAACTCACATAAGGGATCTGGTTTCGATGATACAGCAGCACTCTTTTTGTTTCTTCTGTTTTTCTTGGAAACATTCTTATCAAAATTACTACCCCATGCGTCTTCAAGAGTTGTGTAATTTGTATTAATGATGGTCATTTGAAAAACACTATTATTAAAACTATCAAATATATTTTTTATTTTTGTTTCACCATCAAATATTGGCCATTTTGAACAAGCCTGACAAACAGCATCTTATTTATATTTGGAGAATATGTGTTATCAGTCTAAGTTGAGCACAAATTTACCATTCGGTCTGTATTGTAGGTTCTTAGAGCCATTCACAGTTATTCTTTTGTGCATATTGTCATTGTTGTTGTTTTGTATTACATGGGTTGCTCTAGATGTTAAAAGCATCTTATCTGTATCCTTTAACGCGGGTGTGTTATAGGGTAACGTTTTAAAGTGTTGTGACGATTTGGAATCTTGTTGAGAATCATTCTTGTTGATTTCATCAAGATCCCATGATACATATAAGGTCTTAGGAAAGTAGTATTGAACCAAAAAGCCATTTCTTTCAAGGTTCGCTGTGATGTATTTGATACAATCAGAAATATCATAGATTGGTAACCCTATGATGAATTCGGGTACATCTATGTATATCTTGAAAAGCTCCTTTTCACTTGCGGTTCTGATCTTGTTTTCACACACTTCCAACACTTTTTTATAAGATTTCGTTCTGATCTCTTTTCTCCTATTGATTTCGTTATGTATGTCATAAATACTCAATTGTTGTGACATCCTTGTTAAAGAAATTGAACATTATTTTTTACTGAGACGATCGCATCGTATTTACGAAATTAGTCAACGCTTCAGAAGTTCTTGAATCAGCGAATCGCTCACTTTTTGTGGCGCTCATGTAATAAACTGTAGGGAATCCTTTTACATCACATTTAGTCATTAATTCTTTTACAGCGACTGTAATCTCACTGTCGTTGTCGGGTGAAATGTTGAACTCTTTTGCGATCTTCGTCTTCACATCATCATCCAGTTTGTTCGCATTTTCATTTATATGCCAAATGTCAATTTTAACTTCATCAGATTCTATAAAATCTTTTAGTCCCTTCTTTTTGAAATCTGTACAATGACCACACCAATCCGCGAAAAAGAATAAGAGTTTGTCGTGTGGCTCAGGTTCAGCGTTTGTTTCAGTGTTGAATTTTTCTTTACCGATCATGTGTTTTCTTCGTAAGTTTATGTACTGGAATACAAGGGAAAGAAGAAGAATCGCGGATAACATAACCCATAACATTTTACAGGTCACGTTCTTTTTTGCAAAGATTGATTTGAGCATTTTTCTTTATAATATATACATCGTAAAATATTTTTTGAGTAAATTTGTAATGTACTTAAATAATATTATAGTTATCAATCCTATGGACTATATAAGGTATTCATTGTCGACTTTTGAAGAACATAAATCAGTGGATCCTTGTGATCCTTTGTTTATTAAATTACAGAAGAATGTTGCTACCCTGAAGGAAAATTACAGTTGTTTTCGAGACGATTTTGTGCCCGTACAATTTTATATGAATACCACATGGTCCAAAAATGATAACAAAAAATTTCAAAACAAAAACAAACCGAAACATATCATCAAATGCAGTATAAATAACAACGAGTCACTGTCTCTTGTTACAAGCGGTCTTAACAAGCTAACGATGTCTAATTATGATAAAATATATTCAAAAGTGATTATGAAAATAGATAACAATCTCATGAAAGAAACAGTAAATTTAATTCTACAAACCAACAATAACGCATCATTGTTCAACGAATTATATGTAGGACTCATTTTTCATATATTTCATCTGAGTAATAATGAAACTAAAAAAATAATTACATCTGAGTGCAGTTCATACATAAAAGAGCTGTTTGATAAATCTTTGTACATTGTGAATGATTGCAACGAGACATATGATATGTTTTGTTCAAGAATAAAAAACAAACACGAGCTTATTAGTCGAATTCGTGCATTTTTCTTCTTGACACAACATAACGATTTTACAGTTGATTCCTATTCCTTTTCAGATCTTGTATTTTACATATTTAACATGCTTAACGAAATCATAACCGATGAAGCATACATTGTACAGTCAGAGCAATTATTAGATGCACTCATAGCCTGTTTTACTTTAAACGACCAGTTGTATGTACCAACGATTAACGATAAGATTAATACAAAAATTTTAATAACTCAACAAAATTTGAAATTATTTGAAGAGTTGTGTGAAAATTTAACACAATACGAAACATATTGTTCTTACAAAATCAAATTCAAAATACAAGATTTAGAGAATTGTATTAAGCTTTATTGAAAATAAAAAGATGTCTAGAAACATTTTCGACAAACTCGTTCACAACTTCAATATGAAGATCAAGCTTCATAAAGCGAACGGTGAGCCTTTCAAAATGAAAGCATATGTTAAGGCAATCGACAAATTGAAACAGAATGTTCAAGTTATCTCGAGTATTGATGATGTTAAATCATACAAGTTCGGAAAAAGCATTCATGAAAAGAGTTGTTGGTTGTTACGGAATGATACAAACTTGCCTGAAATTGAGGATATGTCTGCAACTGTTTCATTTATCGAAGAGTTAACAACGATTCACAATATTGGTGTAAGTAAGGCGAAAGAGCTTGTGAATAAGCACAACATCAAGAGCATTTCAGAATTGAGAGAACATCTAGATCTTCTGAACGACAAACAAAAGATTGGTTTGAAGTATCATGAACATATGCAACAAAGAATCCCTCGTGCAGAGATAGAGCGACACGAGGAACTGATAAGAAAGACATTCGCAACCTTTCATAAAACCTGTCAGTGTGAGATCGTAGGGAGTTACAGAAGACAGGCTCTTAACAGCGGAGACATTGATGTCGTTGTCTCTTTCCGTGATAACAAAGTTCCTGCAAACTTTATGAAGAAATTGATTCAACATTTTCAAGAAATGATGTACGTTCCCTCTGATGGAATATTTGCTCTGGGTAACAAAAAATTCATGGGAATGTGTAAGTTGTCAAACGAATCTACTTTCAGGCGTATTGACATCTTAATCACCAATCTAGAAGAGTATCCATTTGCAATGTTATATTTTACAGGTAGCGGGGATTTCAATGTTAAGATGAGAGAGCATGCAAATACAATTGGATACTCCCTCAATGAGAAAAATTTAACTAAGATTGAAAATAACGAAGAAATTAGCGTGCCTATGTACGATGAAAAAGATATCTTTGACTTTTTGAAAATTCAATATCTATCTCCTAAAGATAGAAGCGTTACAAATTTCAAAGTTCTCTGCAATTGAGACAATAAGGCGATGTTATTCCATCATACATGTCTTGAATAAATGTTTCTTTTAATTCTTCTTCATCCTCATCGTCGCTTAACTCAGTTGTTTCATACATTATAATAGGATCAACACCTTCTATTGGTGTTTCATCTTCATTTCTTTCTGTTTCTATGAACATATTGTTAATGTCACTTTCCAAAACACGCTGAAATGCGTTAAGATCATTGTTTAGATTGTTTTTGAAACTGTTGAATTTTGTAACAAAATTTTTTTTAATTTGTCGAACAACATCAGGATTCTCGTCAATATTTCCCATGAGTTCATCATTATTTTTTGAAGAATCTTCTGTTACTGGTGGTGAAGAGAGAGGCTCCGGTTGGTCCTTAGTATCCTCTTCGACTTCATCCTTAGAATCATCATTTTTATTCTCCTCCTCTTCAAAAGATTCGTTAGAGTCAAATTTCATTAACTTATCTTTCATGGATATCAATCCGGCGATTGCAAAGAATACAATGAAGGCATAAATGAACAATTTAAAAAGTCTGGTAATCATTGCGCGTGTTATCTTTATTTAAATATCACAAAAGAAAACCTTATGTTTTTGTGCTCAACTACCATCTGTAGATGACCCGCCAGACATCCAATTTATAAAGGTGTTGAAGAAGGTGTTCTCTTCATTCTTTTTGGTTTCAGTGTCTTGATTCATGTTAAAAATGATCAATGATAGCAACACAATGAAAAAGAAGAGTACCACTAAGCCAAGATATATTGTTACAGTATCTAACGCCATAATTTATATAATAGAAATAAATTATTTGGAAAAAAAACAGTGATATTAATTTAAGATAGTATGATACAAATTAATAAGAATGAACCTTTTGTAATATTGTTAGATTTGGATAACACAATCCAAGGAAATGTTTTGCCACAACTTCAAGAGTATAATTTGATTGAGTTTTTAAATAGCAAAAGTAGCAATGATAGTGGTAGTGATCCAAAATCTAAATTCAAAAAAATAACGCAATCCAAACAATACATTATTAACGACTTTATTAACGGTAATTTGTTAAGACCTCATTTCAAAAGGTTCATTGAAAAAATGCGCAAACGATTTTTAAATGTGGAATTCTTTGTTTATACTGCGTCTGAAAATCGATGGGCGAATTACATAGTCAAGATTTTGGAAGCTGCAATCAAAGTAAAAATAAACAAAAAAGTTTTTACTAGAGACGACTGTATCATTGACGAACGAAGCGGTAAGATCATGAAAAGCATCACACATATTACACCAGAGTTATTTGCAATTTTAAGGAACAAGTACAAACTAACTAAAGTGAACAATAAGTTTGAATTCAAGCATATATTCTTAATTGATAATAATTATGTGCTTTACGAAAAAGAAAGTCATTATTTGATTAAATGTCCTGATTACAATCATTCTGCAATAATTGATCAGTTGAGATGTTTGAAAAAAGAGTACATTGAATCAAACTACCAGATAATAGGTAAGTTCTTGTTTGACATTGAGTTTTCGAGTATGATTCACTTTTATTCGTTTTACTACAACCTTCTAAAAAAACAGGTAGATCATTACAACAATAAGGTATCTGATAAATACTGGAAAAATCAGTTGAGAAAATTCAAAAAAACTTACGAAACAATTTAAAAACAGAGCATGTGGAATTAAGTATCGCTTTTGTATTTTTTATGAGAACTGTATTATCTTTCGACATTGGTATTAAGAATTTGGCATATTGTTTGTTTCGTTATGATCCTCGTTCAACCGAGTTTGTTTTTGAAATTATAGATTGGAATATTCTTGATATTTCAATCACTGAAAAGAAAAATGTGATAGATTGCCAGAGTGATAAACTCTTTCAAACTTTGCATGATACGTTTGGGAACAAAGAGATTCATCATGTTGTGATAGAGAATCAGCCTGTCTTGAAAAATCCTGTCATGAAAACAGTTCAGATCATGGTGTACTCTTATTTTAAAATAGCAAAAATGTTACAAGAGGAGATAGAAGGCGTGTGTATGGTAAATGCTGGTAACAAACTTAAATTCGCGTTTAGTGTGCTTCAACCTTTTCTTACAAACGAGACTGATGAATTCAACGATATTCCCACATCTATTAATTCTAACACAAAATACAAGGATACCAAAAACGCATCCATACAATATGTTCGCGCATTGCTATCTAAAAAATGCCATACAGAACAACAAACATACTTCAATAAGTTCAAAAAGAAAGATGATCTCGCAGATACATTGTTACAAGGGTTATACTATTCGTATAATCATATAAAAATGATTTCAAGTTAAAAATATTGTTTTTTACTCTTTTATTTTTGAAAGTTATTTAACTATTTATTTACATTTGCATAAATTTACTTTTTGTCTGTACTACCGAAGCCGTTCTCACCACGCACGGTAGTTTCAAGGGTATCCACCTCCTCCACAACAGGAAGTTCGATCTTCTTGATGATGAGCTGAGCGATACGGTCTTTCTCGTTGAGATATACCTTCTCGGATGTATGATTGAAGAGCAGAACCTTCACTTCACCAGTATAGTCGCGATCAATCACACCAGCACCAACGCTCACTCCTTTTACACTGAGTCCACTTCGGGATGCGAGTTGGCCATATGTACCTTCTGGTACAGTAAAGCTCAAACCAGTAGATACCAGCTTGCGGGAGTTCGGAGGAAGAATCACGCGCTTCTCCAAACAACAGATGTCGTATCCAGCAGCACCATCAGACTTACGCTCGGGAAGAACAGCGTTGGGATCAAGCTTTTTCACCAAAAGCTTCGCTTTAACCGCGGAGGAATGTGTATGAGGAGTAGCAACAACAGACACCTCTTTAATTTCCTCCTTTGTCACAATAGGCTTGGATGTAGGTGGTGGTACAAATTCAACCTTCTTGGGCTTCTCTACAGCAACTGGCTTGGGTGTAGTGGGTGGTGGTACAGGTTCAACTTTCTTGGGCTCGTCTACAACAGTTGGCTTAGGAGGCGTTTGGCTAACGGTGTTAGGAATAGAAGACTCGGATACAGTTGGGATTTTCTTCTTTCCGTCACCGGAAGTAAGAGAAGAATTCATTGCGTTGTTGTTAGAAGACATAGATAAATTTGCTTTAATATAAAGAAAATAAATGAGTATATTTTTAAATAATAATCGATAATCAAACTGTTTGAATAAGAGATGCGTTTTATATCTACTTAAAAATTGTTAATATTGCATAACTAATATCAAATGTTTAATATTATAACTGAGCCGACAACTAAACACGTTAGTGTAAATAACGGAGGCGGAACGGATAATTCAAATTTTAATATTGTCGAAACAAACAACACTATGAATCATCAACAGACAAATCCTTATATTCAACCTAAACTCGATGTTCAGGGACTGGGACTTGATTTGTTGATGAACAACGCAGCAAAGAGAACAGCGAGTTCTGAAAAATCCATTTCTCTCAACGAAAACTCTAACGATGATATGAGTAGCGAGGATGATGATGACGGTGATTACAACGGAGAACTAGGAAACAACGGTGGAGGTAGTGGATATCATCCACAGAATTCCATTTCACGATCTGACGATGAGGATAGTTCTGAAAATTCTGAACAAGAACCTACTTTTAAACCATCTCAATATTTTTCACAAGATAGACAGAATGTAATGTATGAACAACCTGTACAACGTTCAAGAGAGGAAATAGAAAATGAGAAAAAAAATATTTTGTATCAGTTTGAGCGAATGGAAAATAAGGGCATCAGACTTCCGAGAAAGTTCACCTTATCCGATTCTTTGTATGACATGCAAATGGAAATGGAAAGAATTAAGAGAGACCGTGAGGTGGATGCAAGCATTCAGTTTCAAAGAAAAATGCTAATGGCCTGTATTACTGGTGTAGAGTTTTTAAACACAAAGTTCGACCCTTTTGACGTCAAACTCGATGGATGGTCTGAAACAGTACATGATGGTATCAATGATTACGACGAAATATTTGAAGAGCTTCATGATAAGTATAAATCCAAATCGAAAATGGCACCCGAGTTGAAATTGCTATTTACTCTTGGTGGTAGCGCTTTCATGTTTCATCTTACAAAGACAATGTTTCGGTCATCTCTGCCCAACATGAATGATGTGCTTCGTCAGAATCCAAATCTAATGAAGGATTTTGCTAGTGCAACAGCAAACACAATGGCAAAGAATGATAACACCGGTATGGCAGGCATGTTTGGAAACTTCTTCGGAGGAGCCGGTTCAGGAGGACCCTCCCCGTTCGGCAACTCTTCTAGCGCTCAACCTCCACAACCATCTAACAAAGGAAGACCCACCCAAATGACTGGACCAACCGACATGGATAACATCATAAACGAACTTGAAAATGATATTAACATTTCCAATAAAATGAGAAACAACAACGACAGAATAGAAACGCTAAGTACAGCAACTCAATCCGAGATATCTGAATTCAACGAAAGCATTTTGAGCGAAGAAACGCGAAATCGTAGACGCACGAACAGGTCAAAACCTAAGAAAACTTTACACATTTAAATCTTTAGTTAAAAAAAGTTGGAAAAATCATAATGAGTAACAACTGTGGTAATAATGTTAAATTTGATGAGATATTTAATTTTTCTTTGATCGATACTATTAACTCTAGTAGTCATGAACGGTGTTCAATTACAGGTTCGAATGTGACCGAACACGATAAGAACGATTCAGGTCAAAATGAAACACTAAATTTACAAAAGATTAATCAGAATATCACAGACGCAATCGATATTTATAACAAAGAGTTACTGAAAATATCCTCCATTAACGAACATATGGATAATTTAAATCGAAAGTACTCGAAAATGAAAAATTATCTTAACGAATTCAAATCGAACATTCAAGAATTCAGAGACTTTTTCAACAAACATTTAAGCAATGATAATTTTGATGAACAAGAATCAAAAAATAACATAACAAAAAACATTAACTCCATATACAATCAAATTGACACCTGTCAAACCAATATCGACGACCACATGTGTCAATTGCTAGGCAAAAGAAATGCAGAATATAAGGACTCGTGTGGTAAAATCAAGAGCCTTGATAACGTTTTTACATTAATTAGAATGAACAAGAAGATATGCCCAATCTGTATGCAACAAGAATCCACACACTTTACAATTCCATGTGGACATCTTTATTGTAAGTCATGTTCTGAAAAATTAACTATAAGTTGTTTCATATGTAGACAAAATATATTGAAAGTAAGCTATTTGTACTTTTCTTAATTTTTTATTGGTTTTAAAATTGTAACATTAATGACAAAATTAAAACTTGAACTTCAAAAACTATATAAAATACAACATTTCAGAAAAAACAATGCTTTTTAGCAATTACACCATCTTCCAAGCTAAAATCACAATCATCGAAAAGAAACGAACAGAAAAAAACAAAATATGTAGAACAACACTGTTTGATGAATAATAGTTTAAAGTGTAAACAACACTGGATGGAATTCAAAGCTTTACACAAAGCTTCCATCAAGCTAAAAGAAAAAGAAAAAGCAAAGTTCAATCATGATTAATCGTCATCTATTTACAATTACTACTCATACATAACTATTCCAAATATTGATGTTCTCATTTAAGTTTTTCAATAACATATTTGATTGTGGAATATTGTAATTCTCCATGAATTTAAGCAACAAGGGCTTTACAAACATTGAAATGAATTCAAGGGTATCTTTTGCTATATAGGATAAGTTCTCGTCATATTTTTCGTTAGTTTCCTCAACAAGTTTAAAGACCCAGTAACAATGGATTGGAAATGGACGAAACGGGTGAGATACATCTGCCAATTTTAGAATCAATATCATCTTGACTAAAGGATTATAATGATGTTGTGCATCGATAATGTTCAGATATTTTTTTTGTAATTTCAGATCGGTTGCCAATATCATACTGTTAATATTTGTATTAACCATCTCTATATCGGATAATGTATTAACTTTCAGCAAATATTTCATGTGTTTAGACATAAGCACAGAAGTCTGTATGATGTGCACTTTTTCGTTGAATGAATCGTTATTTGATATATCGAAATTACTATCATAACTGTCAGTCCTATTGCGGAGCGTCTCGTTGTATACCACATCCGCATTCTGCTTCGCTTCGAAAGATGCAAGTATTATATCTTGTTCTTCATTCGACATCGAACCATGGTGCGAATTTTCATTATCATATGATAACATGTCTTCAAAACTATT